ATTACATTTGGGTTCTTCGAGTAGATTAGCTCCATATTCATAAAACTCTTACCATTATTAAAAACCTCTAAGTCTTTTGCTGGTAGCTTATTTAATGAATTTGCTAAATCTTCTGCTGCGAATTGAAAAGTATCTCTTACTAATGTACTTCCATGGTCTTTAAATTTATCTTTGAATTGTTGGAGAGTCATTGGATTCCTCATATCATTAATACCTCTGGCAAATTTAACCTCTCCATCCATTACGGTTGCAAATAAGTTTTGTCCGTCTGTTTTTTCAGTAGCCTCTTCTTCAAAGTTAAGTTCGCCTCTTAAGCCAAACTCAACGATCTTTTTAAAGTCACCAAACGTTAAACTCTTTTCATCAAATGGATGTGACATATGTCCTGCTGCTCCACCTTCTAAGATTAGTTTAGATTCATAAATATTTCCGTTAGATCTCTCTACTAAGAATTCTCCGTATGATAATAATTTGTTCATTTTATTTAGTTTTTATTTATAGTATGATTATCCTAATGAACTTGTTAGCATTCCAACAGCAGCTCCATAGTCTCCATCAACTTTACCTAAAATACCATCAATAACTTCATTTGCCTTTGCTTCGTCAAAATCTTTTCCAAATGCCTTTTGTAAAACATTAGTCGCATATTCTTTAAAGTCTTCATCAGAAGTAACTTCTGCTTCATTAACAATTGATTCTTCAACCTTTACTCCAAATCCATATTTAATAACTTCACCGGATTCAAATCTTATCTCTTGAACTCCTCCATTGTTTGTGATTGATATTACAGTGCCATATTCTGGGTAAGTTTCTCCGACGATCCATTCGCTAGATAACATTGTACTTTCAGTTACCTTATAAGTTTTTCCGTCAAAATCAAATTCTTTATCTCCAGCTTCTTTAGCTTTTCTAACTGCATCTCCGAAAGCGTTACCTTCTTCAATTTCAGCTTCAGTAACTATTGATTCATTGTATAAATGAACATAGTTGCTTCCTTTTTCAGAATAAACTGATTTAATTTCAAATTCTTTTTGTGCTTTAGTATAATATGCTTTAAAGAATAAGTTACCGTCTAATTCTCCAAAGAAATGATCTGATTTACCGATAAAGAATTCAGCGTTTGGATAAAGCTCTAAAACTTCTTCTTTTGTTTTAGCCTTTAAAACATCTCTGTTAAAGTCTTTTACAAATTTAGCTTCAGTAACTACTGATTCTTGAACGTTGTTTTCCCACCAGTCTTGGAGTTTTTCAAATTCTGAATCACCCATGTTTGAAATCATAAAATCTATAATATCTTCATAGTTATCTTTTTCATCTTGATAGAATCCAGGAGTATCGATATAATCTTTACCCATGATTTTCTTGATTTGAGCCTCTCCCATGCCATCAATTTCTTCTAAGAAGTCTTCAAAATCTTTGGTGTTTTTAAAACCTTTACCTTCAGTAACTACTGATTCTTTAATTCCTAATTCTTTTAAGTTTTTAACGTATTTTCCAGCCTCTTCTTCGTTATCATCAGCAGCATGCGCCAATAAACCAGCTGCGATTAATCTTTTGTAGATTTCTCCTTTAACTAATTCAAAGTCTATTGAATCACTTGTATTTTCCCAAGTATCTGCTACAAATTCTGGATCAATCCAACCATAACCTCTTTTAATATCTTTAATCATGTCATTAAGGTCCATCTCGAATCTTTTTACAGCGCCTTCGACAATCTTTTTAGATTCATTTAGTTTAGAACTAATATCTACTCTTACATCTTCTCCTTCAAACTGTGCCTGAAATAGATTTACTAAATCTTCTGCTATTTTAGGCTCTCCAATAGACTCTAAATAAAGAGCAGTACCTTCGACTATTCCAATTCCAGACCAGCCTGCTGCGTTCGATATTCTACCAGCAACTTGCGAGATAGCGAATGTTATTTTAGATCCTGGAATTTTAATTTCCATGCCTTTGAGTTCAGCAAGCTTTACAACTACCTTTCCAATATTACCCTTAATCTTTTTCATAGTAGGGTACGCTTCTCTAGAAAAGTTAGCGTCTTCCATTGCATCAAAGTATATTTGCTTCAATACTCCTAAAGCGTGTAACTTTGAGTTTTTATTAGAGAACGCAGAATATTCATTAAATATTTTAACATATTGGTTAAACACTTTTTTAGCGTCTCTTTTACCAGTAATAATAACAGCTTCATTAGCCATATAATCTTCGAATTCTGGTGCAATTTCTATGGATTCTAAAATGTTAGCTCCATTAAATGAGTATACTCCTGATTCGTTAACTTTAATTCCTTGAATTCTGTTAAAAAATTCTTCTCTGTTTTCTTCTTCAAGTTCAGAAACTTTAGTTACTCCGTACTCTTTTAAAAGATCTCTAAAAGATCTTGCAGATTCTTCTCTTACTACTGTGTTATTAGATTCTAATTCAGCTGCGATTTTAGTCGAGTTAGTTTTTGCAAATTGTTCAAATGATTGTAATGCCATTACCTTATTATTTTATTTTTATAGTATTTTACTCTTTATATATCTCCTTCAAATTTGACCTTTTTAACATCAAACTTAAACTTTTGTTCATTGTATATTTTTTGTCTAGCCTTCGAGTGTCTAATTAGATAATTATCCCAATCTGGACTTGATATATCGTCTACAAAATCTACGATAGTAACACTGTCTTTTGATGCATGTTGCCTAAGACCACGTCCAATTGATTGTCTAATAATAACTTCTGATTTAAACGATTCTGTGAAAAATATATTATGCATTTTATTAATTGAAATACCGGTAGAAAAAGTTCCATAAGACGCTACGATAACTACTTCGTCTCCTAGCTCCATTTTCTTTTTATATTCTTCTCTAATATCCTTGTCAGTACCTCCATCAACATAGTATATGATCTTATCACCATCTTGTCTAAGTTTATCATATATTTTTTTACCATGTTCAATTCTGTGAAAAAGCACTAGGCTATTGCCACGTACTCTAGAAATAATATTACAAATAAAATTAAGACGTCCGGTTGAATTAATAATATAATTTTGCTCGAATTTAAATACGTCTTTGCTTTCATATTTATTGAAAGCCATTTCTTTAAAAGCATCTTTTGCTCCTTGTGTCGCATAATCCATTTCAATTACTTTTACTCTACATCCAGCGATATACCCTTCATTTTGTAAAAAGTTTGCACTTACCTCAGTTATTAATGGCCCAGTATACGACATTAATGTTAATCTATCTAGCGTTCCTGTTTTAGGTATAGTACCAGATAGACCATATCTATATTCTGCGTTTTTGCATTTAGATAGAATAGTTTTAATTGACTGTGATTTTGCCTTATGCGTTTCATCAATTATAACAGCTTCAAATTGGTCAAAGTATTCAGTTGGTTTTTTAATTAGCGATTGATATGTTCCTATCACTACATTCCTACCTGCTCTAATTTTTTGTCCAGAATAAATTTGTTGTATTTTAATATTGACTTGATTTTTGTAGTTGTAATCAGTAAAGTCCTCGCTTGCTTGAATTACAAGAGAAACATTAGGTACTATAAATAAAACCTTTTCTGCTTTTTGTTTTTCTAATATATATGCAACTGTTAAAAATGAAATTAAAGTCTTACCAGCAGATGTTGCTAATTCTGATAAACACTTTCTAAATTTTAATATATTAAACGCAGCGTCAATTTGATAGTCTCTTGGTTTAATTTCTGAATCATTAAAGAAGTCTGATGACCATTTTTGAAATGATTCTTGATTAATTTCACGATCAAATAATTGAGTGATTCCATGGATCTTAAGATCTATTTTGTACTCTTTACATACGTCCATTACCTCTTTCCATAAGCCGGCAGGAATCCACTTGTCGTCTTTTACATATGAAATATACCCGTCCCAAACACCTCTTTTGACAAGTGGATTAAATCTCCACGAGTCAATTCTCTTTGTTAAAGATATATTTAATTGCTCGAGTTCTAGCGCAGTAGCACTATCTATTCTCAACAATTGTTTATTCTCTGTTAAACTGAGCTCCATTCATGGCGCAGTTTTTTTATTTACGTCTACAGGTCTTTTATTACTAACCTGTTTCGGATGGCAAATCCCATATTATCTAGGGTTTTTACCGATTCTTTAAAGAATTCTAATTGGTTCTCTAAATGAGAAAGAATGATTCCGTCATCCGCCAAATCGGCTTGTATGAACTGTTCTTTCTGTCTTTCTCCTAATTTATAATCAAAGTTATAGTATTCTAGATACTTTTCACGATATCTATCAGCTAGTTTTCTTTTCTGTTCTTTTATCTTGACATTAATATATGCGATATGCTCTATTAAAATCTGACGATTTGAAAGTTGCATTGCTATAGTGTCTTCAATTCCGTTGATATATCGTAAAGATTTGGCAAGGTCTCCTATTTTACCAGTCCAAACCGATCGTTGCTCACTTAGTTTTTTATCTAGTGCTAAAATTTTATCGCTGTTTGACATTAATTGTATTTTAAAATAGTGAACTTCCTTTTTTACCCTTTACAAAGGTACTTGTCTTTAATTTCTTTTTAAACTTAGCCTTTCCTACTTCAAGTTCAGGAGCCTCTAAGTTATAATCATTAGCCTCAAAGCCTACCAGCAGCTTTAGTCCTTTAAACCTATCTCTGTCTTTGTAAAAGTCGTCTAAATCTTTTTCCACGGTTGCTGTTATATCTTCTAAATGTACCATAGATCTAATTTGCTTGTAGTAAAATATTGGTCCATTTTGGCAAGAGCTGGATTTTTAAGCTCAAAACATTTGACTACTAACTCATTTAAATCTTTGATATGATATGTATCTAATTTATTTTCTTTTAAAAATTTAGACCACATAAATACAGGACGACCTTTCTTAAGTTTTTGTATCATTTTGTTTATTCCAGTATCATCATTATCAAACAAGTACCGTACCGTTGCCATCTCATCAAACTCTTCAGTGTTTCTTCCAGCAGTTGCGAGAGCAACCGAGTTAACCATAAACTTGGCATCAATAGGGCCTTCAAATAGGGTAACATTTCTTTGAAAGTTTACTTGCATTATACCAAATAGCGTTGATATCTTAGTTATTTTTTCTAGATCTTCTTGTGAAAGTTCTAATTTTTTACCAAGTTCTTCGTATAGTTTAGGTAAATCATATGTTAGGTATCTTGCTCCTTTTCCTTTCATACGACGACTTTGCGCAGATATAATCTTACCATCGTTTGTAAAGTTTAGAATCCAAAGTCTATTGTCTCTTGGGCTAAATAAGAATTCATCACTCTTTTTATGTAGTAATCTTCCTTTTAAATATAGCCAAATCCAATCTCCAGGTTCTATTTTATGAGCGCCAAATCCTTTTTTAAATTCATCAACTTCAATTGCTAAATCGCTCACGCTTTGAAATACGGAGTGTTTTAGTGTATCAGCCTGTGTTGTAACTGATCTATTGTGTTTTATATAATCAATTATTGTAAATGAATCTTCTGAACTGGGAAGTCTAACCTCGTGATCTTTGAGAAGGTTTCTAATGTCTGTGTGATGTCCGCAATTATAACAGTGGTATTGTAGAGTGTCCCAATACATGTTACCCCTCTTTTTTGTTTCATCGGTATAAGAATCACCACAGTAGGGGCATGCCATAGTAATCCTACCATGCATGTCTTGTAGCATCTGCTTATTATGATTAGAATGCGCTGAAAGACATACATCCTTCAGCGCTTTCATAATCTTAAGTCTTAACTCTTCTGTTAATTGTATCTTAGATGTCGAGGTCATTCAAGAAAGAGTCTAGATCATCATCCGTGTTTACACTAGGCGTTGATTCATTGGTTCCAGCTGCTTCTGCAACTTTTTCCTTTTTAGGTTCTGCTTTCTTTTCTGTATTTGTTCTTGAAGGCATAGCTACCTCAGAGATTGCATCTCCTGGGTTTAAATACATCTTCAATATGTTATTTACAAACTCTCTAGTTTCTCCATCCCATGCCTTATAATCATAAGATGCTAGAGAAGGTGCTTCATCTAATTCGGCCTTTATAGCAACCATGGTTTCTTTGCTTCTTTCTGCAGGTTCTCCATCTAATACGATAGCTGAACGAGAAGAAGAGAATTTAGATTTATCATAGTTATTATAGTCTCCTTGTCGAGTAATAATTAACTCGAAGTTTTTACCTTCAAAAAGGTCAAACACTTGAGTTGGCTCACCAAAATCTGGTTTTAACTCAGCATCAATCTTTTCTTTAATTTTGTAACCGAATTTAAATACTTTATAAGTACCATCTAGATCTGGGTTTTGTGGATCTTTGATAATCTTAATTAATGCATAATACTGTTGGCGACGCTTTAGTTTTTCAGAAGCCTTTCTATCAACTGCTGAATCACTATTACGAAGTTTCCAAAATACATCTGCAATAGGGCATTTTTCACCGATTGAAGATGGTGAATCTACCAATTTACCGTTACCGTTCGAATCTGTTAACCAGTGAACGTATTTTTGAATAAGAGAATTTCTTGGATTCTCAGAATTTGGAACGAAGCGTATTAATGCTTTATAAGTTCCGTCTTTTCCATCATCTGCTGTTGGTTTGTAAACTACTGTTGCTGATGAGTTTGCTTGGGGCTGATGCGTCTCTACGTCTTCTACTCCCAGGTTAAAAATGTCAAAATCTGCCATGTCTTTAATTTCCTTTAATTTGTTAAACTTTAAATGTTAATTGTTATTATTATATAAGTATAAATGGTTTTGTTTCAAAAGTTAGTCCTACTGTAAAGATCTCTATTAGTGTTAATGCCTACGCGGCTTGCGATGCCATATCAATGGCCTTTTTTGTTATTAAATAGAGTCCGTAGATTAAAGAATATCTTCAAAACCATACATATTATATATCTACTTATTAGTATGTTTCACTAATATTTTACATATTTTTTTATTCATTTTGAAACAAAAGGAGAAACGATGCATATAACTTTAGGTTTCCAAAGGAGAGATAAGGTTACAAGGTTTGGGGTTGGTCTTTAGGGCTAGAAATCATAGCTGCTAGGAAGAATGCGTCTACTATATATCTATGAAATACCTTCTTTTAATAAAGTAACAAGATAAAAAGAATCCACTAAATCATCAAGTGGCTTAGGAATCTTAGTTATATCCGGACCTAGCTCTGAATTACAATAAGAAATTAGTGCAGATTTTTTACAATATGTATTACTTAAGAAAAACGGCCAAATGTCAGATTTACTCATATTACCTTTATTAATAAACTTTTTAATAGAGGTAGGAGCTATAGTTTGAAGATCTTCGGGTTTAAGAGTTTTTAAGAGCTTGAGTTTAAGAATAGCAGCTCCTGCTGCCATATCAATCATATTATTAGTACCCATCTTTGAACCATAACTAGTACCTTCAAATGCAACAGTAAAAGAGTCTCCAGTAAAAGAATTCTGGAGAACTAAATTAATAATATCGTCAGCCATTTTATCGTACCTCTTAATCTTTAAGAGTTCAGCACTAGAATATGATTCATCGTTGCTAAAATCTGGTTGATAAATTAAAGTAACGTCCTTAAGAAGAGATATTTCTTCTTGTAGTTTGCGCTCTTTTTTAGTTCCAGTACCTGGTTTAATATATGCTATAAAATGATATGTTTTACTTTTATCATTATATAAACATACCCCTGGAGAATTAAGAGAAAAGTCTACTGCTAAAAAATTCATTTATCTACCTTTACCTAGAGAAGCACCTAATGCAGCACCTACAAGTCTAGAAGTTAATAAATCGTAGAATATTCCTTTTTCAATTCCTAAAACTTTGGCAATCATTTTACCAACTGATTTACCGAGAGCAAATCCAGCAAGTCCTCCAAAAATAGAACCTAAAATACCTTCGTTAGTTAACTCATTATTAAATTTATTAACGTCAAGCTTACCGTCTTCATCAGAGTATTCATTAACGAATTCATTAATAGCTGCATCTACTTTAGCTTCTAATTCAGGAGTCCACTCTTCTTGTAGACCTTCGGTTAAAATTAATAAATCAGCATCAGTTATTTGCTGTTCTACTAAGTATTCTTTAAATGTTTTAATATCTTTCATGATTTATATATTTTATTCTATTTCTAGTTTTAATTCTAACTTATTGTAATAGAAAGTAACTTCATATGTACTAAAATCAGCAACGTTCTCACTCATATTTAACGTAAGTTCATTAATTGAATTCATTATTGGGCTATTAAACTTTAAATATGCAACACTAGCACCTTCTGCGTCTAATATTCTAAGGGTTAGATCTTCAGTAAAAGCCTTCTTAGTCGACCTTGCGTAATAATATAATAGAGTGTCTTGCATTATCCAATAATTAATAAAACCATCAAGTAACTGCATTGTTACCGTAAACTGTCTATCAATTGTATTTTGAATTGGTACAGCACCTCTATGATACCTAGTAGTACCATCGTTATCTGCTTGAGTAGTTGGATCAAAAGAAATTCCAGGTATATTTATACCCTGTACCGAATAATTAACAAAATCTATAGGTTCGGCCATTAAGTTGCCTGGAATCTTATTAAGATATTTTCGATACTTATCAGCTACCTCCTCTGGTATAAAGTTTCTAGGAAACCTAAAATCATATAAATTATTTCTACTATTTAATATCATCTATTATTATTTATAATTATGAACCAAATTTATCGTAGAAACTACCACTAATAATCATAGTCTCTTCGCTACCGTTGTCGATAGCTATATAGAACACCTTATCCGACATTCCTAAAATTTCGCTTATATTTCCTTTATCTATTTTAAATAAAACCTCTCCAGATCCCATAAATACGTCTTTATTAGGAATGTGATTAAACTTTTTTCTGACATCTCCGCTAATAAAGTTAAGGCTAAGGTTTTCAGAAGAACTAAAGTCCATTAAGCTTACCGCATCTCCTTCTAATTTTCCTATTTTAAATTTGTAGTAATTAGTAAATGGAGAAACATTAATTGTCAATTCGCGTTCGCTTACAAATTGAGAAGGATCAGTCTCAGATACCTCATCTAGGTTATCAGTAGTACTTGTTGCTGCGAATGTAATTGGCGTAAACCCTGCAACTACGTTATGTCTCTCAATAAATGTAGAAACGTATTTTGTTGCTCTTGGTACAGATGCAGCAATAACATCTCTAACGCTTCTGTTTTGTGAAAGATTAGGTAGTGTATTGAATACTTCAGTTACTGTATTATTTCCAGATATGTTTACTGATTGTATTCTATTGCCGTATTTTACAGCATTATTATATGTTAAACTAGCTCTTTTTACGATTTGAGTATTATCAGTCTCATTATAAATCCTCATAACAACATCTATTGAGAAGTTTACTGCAACATTACTATTTATAACAACTGGTCTATAAATAATAGGAGTATCAAAATCTTCAGATTGAGTAAACGTCGTATCGTAAGTCTTAATTTGATTAAGACCAACTTGCTCATATTGAGTAACATCATACATTACAATAATATCATCAGAAGATGTGTTAATTCTGTTTAGTATATATGACTCAAACGCGCTTGCCTCTCCGTCTCTTTCCCCATAAATATTAAAATAATCCCCAATGCTTGATTCTTCAATAACTGCGGTAAAATCTTGGAATTCGTCTTCTCTTGAAACCGTAAAAGAATTCTCTTCTCCTAAATGAATGTAATCATAGCCAGATTCGGTAGAAATTCTATCAATTAAACTAAACTTAATACCGTAGTTTGTAGTATCGCTTATATCAGAAGAACCAGGCGTGTTGTCACCATAGAAAAAATCATTAAATTCAGGATTTTGATTACCAAGAACTGTAGGAACTTTAATCTCAATAAACTTAGCAAATAAAGTTTCTCCTAGAATAAATGGATTAGGATTAGAAATTTCATAGTTCGACTGGTTTAAGTAAACAAGCTGCGTTAAATTGTTCTGTATTCCGGTTTCTCTATCCGCTAAAACTTGGAATAGAAATCCTTCATATCCTCTACTAGCAAAATTATACCCACTTCTTAAATGCAGCCTAATAGAATCATATCTAATAAAGTTAATATCTGCTGTAGCCAGACTCTGTGATGTTAATAGATTAGCCTCATTTCCACCGGACCATCCAGCATTATTGTTAATATAATTAAACACTTGATACTCTCCGGTAGAATCATATCCTAAAAGCGCCCATTTTGTACTATCTCCAGATACCTGCACCGCATGGAATCTACCAATACCTTGGTTAATATCATTTCCAGTGTTTTCATCTGGATTAGCAAACAAAGGGTTTGCTTTTTCTGAAACATTAACAACCCCTCCCTTTAAAGAAATTGTGTTACTATCATAATAATATTCTACGCTTCCTGTAGAACTTGGCTTGTATGTTAGAATAGTATTACCTCCAATTACTGAATATGAACTAGTACCTAATGTTCCGGTAATTTTAAAATCAGAACCTATAGGAAGGGTACTTCCTGTCCCGTCTCCTATATTAAATTTGTAGGTTTTACCAACCTGCAGTAATAGTTTTCTTGCTGCAAAATTTTCAATTGCAATATATCCAGCAGAATAGGTAACATCAAAATTTACTACATCTCCTCCTAATTCTGAAATTAAATGTCTTTTTACAAAAGCGTTACCGTCAACCGTGTCAAGTACTTTGATTTCGCTCCCGTTGTCGTCAACCTCAATATCGTAATTATTGGGGTTTGTTTGATCGTGGTAGATGAACTCTAAAAGTACATCATTATCAATCCTAAAGTATGTCGATGACTGTGCCATTAATTATTTTTATTTTAAAATCTCAACCATTTTGGAGAATAGAATAAACCTATACCGATCGAAGGACCTGTACTAATCACTTGATTGTTATTTAAATTTATTCCATATCCAATTCCTACACCTATCGACCATCCAGCCTTCTTCTTGTATTCTTGGTTTAACTTATTATTTATCAAGTTTATATTTTCAATGTCCGTGATTATTAATCCTGGATATTTAGTAGATATTTTAAGTTGATTTGATCCATTTACCTCCTCAACGGCAGCCATTAACTTCATAGTTTGCGTTAAATTAATAATAGGGTCTCCATATTTGTAGAAGCTATCATTTTTTACAATGCTAATTTCACCGTTAATAGATCTAGTATTACCGTTACCAAAATCATCAATCTTCTCAAATGTTAGTTTACTATTTAAGCTATCTATTTTAACTATTGAAACATTTGCAATAATAGAATCTTTAAGTACTATATCAGCCGAGAGCAGAGAATTTACACGATTTAAGTCTTTATTAAGATTAAGAGACTTTTTGTATTTGTTTACCAAAATCCTTTGATCTTCCTTAAAATTGCTAATATCAAATTCATAACTTCTAATTGATGAAATTAAGCTTCCATTATCAGCGATAGTAGTTCTAATACTGTCTTTTGTTGCTAGATAGTTATTAAAGTTTCTATCAGAATCTTGCCTAGTAACTTTTAGATCATTTTTTAACTGCGAGTTCTTATTACATTGTTGTAAAAAAAGAAGCATCATTAGCGCACCAACTATAAATGTTATAGTTGTTCTATTCATCGTACTAAGTATTTTTAAAATTTTCATAATCTATATAATTTTAAGCCGGTCCATCAAATCCAGGTGCGCCAACAGCTGCCACTGTGTATGAGTTTCTCCCAGTGTTAATAGTAGATGGCATTGTAAAATTAAACATGAATACAGTGTTGTTATACATGTATAACACCCTTGACGCTTTCACCGTAGTAATCGTATGGTTAGCTACGTGCGTTGTAGAATTATAAGATGATACTGGCGTGTAATATAGTTTAATATAGTTTTTACCTGGCTCAATTATACCATATAATCCAGTCAATCCACTAGTGTTTGCTTGCATAAAGGTGCCACTACTATCAACACCGGTCTTGTCGTATCCAAGAAAGTATGCGCTAACATTTACATGTATTGGCTGATCTCCATCATTTTTAAATGGAAACTGCGCTGGATCTGACGTAGTTCCACTTGGTTCTCCAAGACCGATTATTAAATCATTATTCGAATTAGTAGGTGTAGCAATTCCACTCCAGCTTCCTGATAATTGAAATTTATAGTGTCCATTTACCATAACCTGATTTCCTATTTTGGTCCAAGTTACTTTTGATTCAGCACTCTTAGTGTATTTAGTGATACCGCTTACAATACTCGGAATCCATGTAATAGCTCCATTAGAGGCCTGTCTTCCGAGAAAGTAAGTACCGGGGTGATGCACCGCGCTTGCTGCTTGCTTTGTTTCTGGAAAATATGATTGTTGATAAAAATAATCGTTTAAGTTTCTAAGTGACGTAGACGTGCCGTTGCTTGGTGAAGAATACGTAATTGTGTTTGCTGGAACGTTAAGGTTACTAGCTGGCTTTAGGCCTCCCGCAGGATATATAATACCTTCATCTCCTCCTAATATGTGTACATTTTTTGTATTCGCTATCTTTAAATCTTGCGTTACATTTACTACAGTTGTATTTAGGTCCATTATAGTTGATCCTCCTACAACGATGTTAACTTTATTATCTGCCGCCTCAGCATACGCAGCATTAGCTTGAACTGAAACATACGTAGTCTTTGTATTATTAGAAAGTTTAGTTAGATCTTTCCAAGAAGTACCCTCGTACCCTTCAAAAAGACCAGATCCATTATTGTATCTAACCATACCAATTTGAGGTGACACGGGTCTCTGTGCTGTTGTCCCAACAGGTACCTTAATAAACCCATTACCTCCAAAGTAAGAATTTGCAGAAGACGTTAAATCTCCAGATATGTTAACGGTACCAGATACCGTTATATTATCACTAAAAGTTACTGCCTTTGTAAAAGTAGATAATGGGTTAATCGTAATATCTCCTCCATCTAGAAATTCAATTCCATTTGTGTTTAGAATATCAATCTTGTTATACCCTTTAAGCTCTAATACATCGGATTCTATAGAAAGTTTAGTACTTGCGTTAACGTTATTTTCGGGCTGTATAAAAAAATGAGTACCTGCATTGTTGTTTCCGTCAAAGTTAGTAGTACCCGATCCTCTAATTGTAAGGTTATCATCTCCAATTAACCCGGTCATACCTGCGCCATCAGGCATCCATTTTTGAGAATATGCAAAACCAGTACTATTTTTAACAGTAAGCTGTGAGTTTGGGTTTAATGCACCGGTGGTTGTTCCCTCTACGTAATCTGTATCTCCTATAAAAACAGCAGTTTCGCTCGATTTTGTACCATCCTTTGGTTTAATAACGAATGCATTTCCGTTAGTGTGAGTTTCTCTATCCCAGAAATTAGTAGAAGTACCTGTTGGTCCTGTATCTCCTTTGACTCCAGGGTCTCCAGTGTCTCCCTTAACTCCAGTAGCTCCAATATTACCAGTGCTTCCTTTTTCACCAGTCGGTCCTTGCTTCCCGCCGTTTGCTTGTACTTGATCAAAATTATAATTGATCTTACCCCATTTAATTTGATCTGTATCTCCTGGGTAAAATATTTCTTTAATGTTAATTGGCATGTTATGCTTGTATTTTTATCAAAGTTCTGATGCTATATGAATAGCCTAGTTCTTTATTATATATTAGTCTAAAATTAAGTGGCTTTTGTCCGTGCGCATTATACGTAAAATTTTGATCAGCAACATATCCGTTATCAATCAATTCTATTGAATCAGTAGATATAAACTCAGAAGGGTTGCCTTTATATTTTTTAGTATAAAGTTGTATATTTTCCATAACATATAATCCTACTATATTGTTAAGTGCGTACTTTTTAATGTCATCTTCAACAGTGGTCTTATCTCCTTCAGAATTCTCTGGAGAAACAAATAGGTTAATTGTTTGTCTAAGACCATCATCTCCTATAACACCAGCTATTAAATCTGAAAGATAGAAATCTGCAATAATACTATTGTTATCTTCAAAGAATACAACATTAGTTTTACTAGAATCATTAACTAATATTAAATCTAACTCAGATTCACTGGTTACAGAAGAAGTCGTAAACTCTAATATAGAGTATGATGGTCTATATTTAACAAGAGCAGATGCTAAATAAGACTTTTCTTCGATTGTAGAAACAGTGCCTGGTAGATAATCTATGTTGCCTCCTGCCTTCGATCTAACATAATAGTTATCCTCCCATGCAGATTTAAAAACATTTCTGTCTTTTTTATCAATTGCAATTTCATTAATTAATGGATATTGAGGTAAATGCTCACTACTCTCAGAAAGTTTAGTAACTCCGGCAGTATTGATTTCATTTACTTTATGATAAAAATGATTCTTAATAATTCCCCAATCATTATCATATCTACCGTTGTCTGATATAAATCCAACATTAAATGAGGTACCAAGTCTATTATACTTATTATAATAAGCGATTGACTTGTTGATTTCGTAATTAGTTGAAAGATTTAATTTATAATAAGGTTCTTTAAGAGCCTTGATATCATAATCATAACTTCTCTGATCTCTAATAATTTTATTAAATCCGTATACATCAGTAAACTCGACGACTGGCGTTGTTGAAATAGTATAGTTTCCGTTATGTCTAATTAAAAACGGATAATATACATGCTCGTTAGTTAGTTCGTGACCTATTGTTTCTTTTTTTAACTTAAAACTTTTTGGAGTATCTTTGTCTATCTCCGTGACTAAAGTTGAATGTTTTACTACCTCATTGCCATTTTCAATAACTACCGTAAATTGATTTGCAGTTTCAGCACCGCTATCATCTATAGTTGTAAACTTAATCTCTCCAGTATTATCTTTAAGCTTGTTATAAACTGTATTAGCAGATAAGTCTCTAAGCAGTGTTGAATGAGCGTTTACTCCTCCTTCTAAATAAGTGTAGCTAGCAGAAATTTGCGATTGCCCTGGTACCATGTATGGATTTATATTTTGTCTAGTTCCAGTAGGATGTTCTCCGACAGTGTAATAATAAGGAGGTCCATCAACTTGAATCTTATTACTAGATATCACTTTAACGATATCTATAAAATATTCAACTGAGGATGTGTTTGATGGATCATAGTCTATTTTAATAGTGCCATATGTACCGTCAAATGTTGGCGATATCTGAGTATCAAAGTTAGGTAAATTTCCATCAATATCGCTTACTCCATTAACAATGTATGGACCAGCTGCCCAGTTCGTTGATGTTATATCAAGTGATCCGTCAACACTAACATCAGCATACTTATAATAGTTACCTCCACTTAAAGGATCAAACCCAGTTACTATTTTGTGTTGTAGTTCATATAGATACTTCCTGTTCATGTAATTACCAACAAAAACATCTTGAATACTCAACTTAATAAAAAATATAATAAATTCAAATTTATCATTTTTAATAAATTCATACTCTATATTATTTGAAGAAGCATTAGTATCAACTGTCACTAGCGTTGAGAATTTGTAACCGTTAAATTCAGAATCTTTAAAGAACTCTCCATTAATTAACGATTGTCCATCTTTTCTCTTCTTAAAAACAAATTTAAGTCCTTTAAAAATAGTACTCGCAAAATCTAAACTGTTTCCTCCTCTTGCTATAGTATATTTTTTATTTAATTTGGTCTTAGTATAGAACGATGTTTCTTTCACAGTAGAGTTATCTAACGAATCAATTAAAGCAACTGGAACCTCATGTCCTTCCGACACCATATACATATCGAAATAATCAACAGAAGTGTCAGTAAATATAGATCTTTCTATATCAACGCCATTTACAAAATTAACATAACTAAAGCCATCGTTATACATGTCATATTTCATATAATCTGGCCATTTGTCTAAGTAGAACCATTCATGAGAAAACGCTTCTCTATTTCTTCCTTCTATAGTAACATCAGGAGAAAAGTTGGTTCTTCCAAATGCCTCATTTGTGTTTAGATAATAAGGCTCTTCTCTAACGTTTGTTGTATCTTTAAGAGCCCACTTATTAATATCTGGAACAACTCTAGAGTTAGTAGAGTACTCTTTTAAAGAATTCTCATTTAATCTATCATATTCCGATTTGATGTCAACCTGGGTCACCTCAGTCGAATCCTCTCCATTTAGTAGAGGTTGTAGATTCGCAAAATATTTAATAGGATCGATGATAAAATCAGGATTAATTGTATTATCAGCCCCTAGATTACCCAACGACGCATCTTCATATGGCTGGTAGTTCATGTTTGATCTGGTCTCATATTCTAATTCTTTTAAATTAGAATTAGAAGTGTCATACGTATCAAAATTCATATCATGAATATCATATGCAGAGAACATACCAAGTGTCATCTTATTCTTAACGTATATTTCGTAGTTAGATGACGGCAATACATTCTTCTGTTGTAATATCACCTTATGATTTAAACTATTTTGAATATCAGTGTCTTCTACGACATCAAGTACTAAATTATATGAATCCTTATAATTAGTAGGGATATAATCTCCTTTTTTAATTTCAGAAACAATAGATGAATCAACATACATTGAATTTCCTCCAGAATGTCCGCCATTGAAGTAGTATGATTTGTTGTTATTAATAATATCTTGACTTAATAAAAGATTATTTTCTAAATCTACACTATCTCCTACAATACTTGAGTTAATTATTGGAATTATCACAGCGCAGTTCATTAGGCGATATCCTTGAACACCGCTTATGATATACACATAATCATTCACACTGAAAGCGTTAAACCCTGTGTTGTTCCTAATGGCACCTGCAAAGGCAAAAGCTACATCACTTGTACTTCCAAGCGCTGAAAATCTAGAAGAATTAAATCGACCCTTATCAAGAAGTCCAGTGTCATCGGCCATAAAGGTACCAATCTCTTGGTCAACATTAGTATAAATTTCTCTTATAGCAACAACCGAAGTTGTTGTGCTTACTGAAATACCGTTGTCTATTAAATTAGAACTTCTCTCTTTAAAAACTACGCTATTAATTTGATTAGAATCTGCCTCGACGCTTAATTCATATCTATCATAAAAGTTTATTTCAGCAGATGTGTAATTTCCAGGGTTTATCTTAATGTCGGACCAAACAGATTCAAGTGCTGTCCAAGATGTGCTAGAATCTATACCCATTGCAAACTGAACAAAATTCCCGAAATTATCAGTAACATTTACAACATCTCCGTTAACATTACTGATAATTTTAAGCCTAACTGACTCTTTTTTTACTGGGGTAACCCTAAACAAATCATTGTTTATTGGGTTGTTAGTAAATTGCATTTTTATAAAGTCTCCTCCAGAACTAGAATTAGAAACCAATTGAACTGATTTGTCTTTTTTAATAATACCAAGCTTACTATTAATATCTTCACTATCTGCTTTTACAGAAACATTATATCGTATAGCATCATATGTATTAGAACCATCTAAATTATAAAAAGAATCTCCAATTCTCGCGTATCCCAACGACCCTGTATTTCTCAGTAGTGCAAATTCGGGAATAGCATATGTTGGGTCAGCTCCTTCTAAATAAGATTCTAAGTTTTTAAACTTAACGACGCCATTTGTAACATAAGAAATCTCTCCAGTACCTGACTCAATATCATCAACATAAAGTCCAAAATATCTGTTAACAGAGTATCCTTCAGTAGAATCATCATCAAACATAAATTCTAGATTCACTAGATTGGCACAAGCCACCTTGTTTCTTCTAAAACCGTCAGTTATAAAATCATTAGAATCAATAACTGTTAAATCTTTTTTAACATAATCATCATATAAATACTCGCTCTTACGCGTGAATCCGCCCTTTTGTAAATCAATACCATTAAACGTAGAGTTTTTATCTTTCTCCATTGTGATTGTTGTTGGAGATTCAGGAAAAAACTCATCCTGTACGTGATTTCTAATATACTTACCAATTGAAGATTGTTTCGACAAATCAAACACCTTAACAATTGTAGAATTACTAGTCATCTTTACAATTCTAGAAAGCTTATCTTCTGAACTATTTTCAAAACTAGAATCTGGCTTCGGGTTATCTACTCTATAGATCACAAACTTTTTAGGAATATTAACATCTAACCAGATGGGAGCAGTGATTCTATAATCTTCAGAATACATCTTAGACGTATTTAGTTTAGCGCCATATTGGTAATCTTCTTCGTATTGTTTATCGTACTCATCAAGTACTGAAAAATCAGAATAGTTTCTTTTAGTAGTAAATGCTGAGTCTATTGGCGTACTATTAACTAAATAATATCTTGCTAAATCTTCAGAGTATCTTGAATCTGCACTAAGCTCCCATTTTTTATAATTAGAATCAGATAAATCTTGAGTTGCATTTATAGAATCAAAGTAGATTCTATTAGAAGTATCAGCTACTAATTTAACGTTAGTACTAAGTTTTGGATTTGTTCTAAGTAGAGGTATCGATACGTTATCTAATTTGTAATTCTTTTCAGTATTTGTATTAGGCCCTATTTGAATAGGCTGTGCAGCTTCTATAAACGGAAAAGTATAAGATGTTTCATTATTTTCGTTAGAACAATCGGAACAGCTAGGATATATGTTTACGCTATTTTCACTGTATATTCCAAGTAGAGAGGCTTCGCTAAATTCTGCAGCAGTATAATATGAATCAAGTAAAAGTTTTGCCTCACTTTCAGTGTTTGCTAAAATAGTGTGAACGTACTGTACACAATCGCAAACTCCAGTTGAAAAAATAAGCTTATTTTCTAACTTTAATAAATCAACAAAATCAGTAACGTAGCTAGTACCTCCACTATTATGTCCAGAGTCTATAATATAGATTGGATGTGAATTTGTACCGCTAGCAATAGTTACTGGAGAGCACTTATAAAAAGCATAGAATACTCTAGATCCTCCAGTGTTTAGTAATTCAGTTCCATAGATTGAAGGTCTTGTAACAGTTGGGCATGTAGTACCCTGTGTTATTGCATAAGGCGTATTGACTGAATTGTGAACGTTGCCTAACGCATCTCTTCCTATAAATCTATCACCAGTCCATATAAAATACTGGTTAGCAGGAATACTATTGTCCGATGTACTAAAATATTGATATCTTATTAAATTATTATAATTGGAAGATGCTGCGCTCGCGGCATCATTATACAAGTATATATTATTTTGAACTATTTGTAGTAAATTTGCATCTTGTGATGCATAATAATATGCAGTTATCGATTCTGTAGGATAATGACATACTCCAACATTATCTCCATAATCATCGCAAATTGGAATGTTAATGGTGATAGCTCTAGATGATAAAGGCCCAACTAAAATACATGATAGTACGTAGTCCTCCCAACCACTAAGCTGTCCGTACTCGTATCCATATCCAGTAACGTGTGAATATGTACCCTTTGGTGCAATATTAGTAATATGCGTAGGGTTGCTAAAGAACGCAATAGCATCATACTCGGTGGTAAAAATAACTGTATTGTAAAGTGCTAAATCTTCAATAGTTGTATACACCGTACCTCCGGGTCCATTGTAGTAGTAATATGTACCAGTTACTGGATTAGTACAGAAATCATTAGGGGTTGAAGCAAAATTTAAACTAATAGATTCTGCTCCTACACCAACACACCAATACGGATTCCATCCATTTAATACTGCACTTGCTGTATCATCTCCAGGATCAACTGTAGGTACAGCAGTACTTTGTGTGTAATCCGTTATATTAGTCCCTACTGCGTTGTACCATCTATCAACACCCTGATTATAATTATAAAAAGTACTTAGAAAAGATCCATAGGATCCTTGTTTAAATTCTTCTAAACCAAATAGCCTAAAAGCATTAGGGTCGGTTAAATCAGAAAGAGTAAACCCTGAAAGAGAAGGATCTGGAGCACCTAGTGCCTGGTAAAAACCAACAATATTTATATTTCCTAGGTTATACTCATGAATGATCTTCTCAATTGTAGGTAGAGAATTACCTCCATCGTAATAAATAGTTACTGCTCCATTCTGTGCGCAATACGAACCATTTACGATATCTACTGTGTAAAAAACGTTAAGAGCAAATATAGTTTGAGGAGCAGGAGGATTACCGCCGGCAGCACATGTTACTGATGGTGAAATCCACGATCCCGGATTTCCATCTGCTGGATTAACCCATCGAGTTACTGTAGTATCTGTAGCTTGAGTACCATCAAACACTGTACTAGAATACCAACCACTAGGCGACAGACTAAAAGCGTCTTCTGCATCCGCAGTTGCATTCTCGAGGTAAATATTTAAGCCTGCGATTGCTATATCACCAATACTAGCTCCGTCAGAAATACCAGCAGTAAGTGCATTATTTTCGTTGTAATATATTAGGTAGCTACCACCTGCAACAGGTATTGCTCCGGGCAAAATAGTGTGCCCTCCATTACAAACAGTTGCTTGTGTTTTTAGTTCGTCTTTATAATATATGATCGTAGAGTATGCCATCTAATGTAATTGTCTTTTTATAGAAATATTCCTATACTCTATATATCAATTACATTAGGGTTAGCGTAAGTCCACTAGATAGAAAGCTGCGCAGCCTTTACTGAATTCTTATTAGAACCAGCAGCTTTATACTTTGCAAAAACCTCAATATCAAAAGAGAATTGTTCTCCATCTGCGTCAAACGTATCAATACCTACTCTTTTTGAATATGTCAGATTAGTAAGCGTGTTGCTTATAATACCTCCAACTCTACCAAGATCGTTAGTGTTATCGTTACCTGCATAATCAGTCATTCTGTATTGAAATACTAAATCTATAGATACTGCGTTAGTTTCGCCAGTAGTTACATATTTACGTCCAAACTTGTTATCACCATCAACTAATAAAGAATCTGGGTTAATTGGCGCAATAAATAAATAAGAACCACACGATTTACCTCCTAGTAAATATTGATCGTTAGCATCGAAAGACATTTTAAATGTTCTATCGTAATTTGTTATTGTATTGTTACTGTGTCTATACCCTAATTGTAACTTACCATTAGTATCTTCAGACTCTATAGTTGCTGGAATAGACATCGTACCAATTAATGCAGAATCTATTTGAGCCTGTAGAACTGCTGTAAGCTCTGCACTTGTCATTGCTGAATTAGTAGCGGCAGCTCCCTGATATGAAGTATATAGATTATCTAAGTCTGGGTGTTCTTTGTGTAAATAAATTCCACTATCATATAAAGCAGATGTTATGTTAGAAACTCCGGTAACGTTAACCTGAGTTGGACTAAACGCCGGAGTTAAGTCATATGTGGTTGAAAATGTACCAAAGCTACCATTCCAGATATAATCAGAACCTGTGCCTACTCCAGTTATTGTAGAGATGACAGCGGTATCATACGACATTAAATACTCATAGTCAGAAATTTTACCTGATGGTATTGCAACTAATGGAGAGTCTGCGTATAACTTATTCTCATTTGATATATCCATAAATCTGGAGTATATGAATTGACCTCTTCTCTGAGCAGACTGATATGGAGCAGTAAAGTTATATTCTAGGTTACTATCACCAAACTTTAATGCAGTTGAGGTTGAATCAACGTTCTGATATTGCAATGGCACTAAGTCATACTTAGCTTCTGTAGTATAGTATGAATCGTTTATTACTTTTTCAGGAACGCCACTAGAGGCAGCATTAATACCGAATCCGTTAGTAAGTGCATCAGATCCTACCGTAGAAGATCTAAAAACAGGAAGAGATCTATCACCAGCAATTCTAGCAATTAATTCAAGTTGAGTTGCGTTTGTGTTTTCAAGAAGAAGCTTAAACGCTTTAGTAACTATATGTCCCTTTTTAACAGTAAGGTCAGCAACTTCGTCCGTATAATACCCAGCGAACACCTTGTTGTTTGTGTTCTTGTTGATATTAATTACAGTACCCTCTTCAGTTACTAATTTAACAGTAAGTTCTCCTTTAATTCCAGATATAGTTTCTTGAAGAGAAGTTACTTCGTTTTGTAATTGAGTAAGTTTGTCAAATAGCGTAATTGGAGTCTGTTCAGGTGATAAAAATCCAGAAGCAATAGAAGTTGCAGTATGTGCAAAATATTTTTCGTTTGCTGCAAATGAATCAGCAACGTGATCATATACTCCTCTAGATTCTAATTCTTCATTTACTTTAACTACAGCAGATTCAGTTTGGTTATCAGTAACTATAGTTGTAATGTTAGTAGTATCTAATTCTCCTTCTGGGAATTCGATCCTAACTACATCACTCCAATCACTTAGTATCGGATTAGAAGGATATCCAGCTTCTGAAACTGATTTAACCCTAACGTCAATTACCTCTCCTTTTTGAATTGAAATATCTAATTGATTAAAATTAATTTCTTGGCCGTCTTCTATTAATGGATCTCCCCAATAGAATTTGCCAGTTGTTTCATCCTTTACTCTAGGTCTAACAGTTGTTTTAATCTCATTCCAGTTAGAAAATACACCAGTCTTTTCCTTTCCATTCTCAACAAAAGGAATTTGAGCAACGTCTGAAGATTTACCGTTTGTTGATAAATATCTATATTGAACAATAAATTGAACGACTTGTTGCGGAATAGTTTCAGCTACAATTTTAGGATCTGGAATACTCCAAAATCCTCTAACTCTAAACTTAGGAGTAACGGCAATAATATTAGTGTCTTTTGCAACAGCTTGTATTTGGTTAACAAGTGAAGCATATAATTTAGTCTCTGAACCTCTAACATTCATAAGAGCACTTAACTCGTTACGGTCCCGGTCTCTTTCAATAATAGAAGAATACTTTTTAGTAGCAACGCTAGCTCTTTTTAATACAATTGTATCATCTAGTTTTTTAATATTAGACTCTGATTTACCTTTTTCTAGAGTAAACTTTTTAACCTTTTGAGCGCCGTCGTTTTCAGTTAGGTGCTTATTAATTTGAACTATTGTAAAGTTATCACCATTAAGAGAAGGTGCGTCAGGTGTTTTACCTAATGTTGCCGGAGGAATTGCGTCTTCTTTAAGTGCTTTTATAAATTGACCAAAATCAGCAACGCCTTCTTTGTAATAATCCGCTAATGTTTGAACCTGTCCACTTTCTAGCGTAATTTTTAATTCGTTAGAATAAATTGCAGTACCTGGCGACCAGTTTTCAGCAAGTATATTAGAATCTGGGTCGATTGCCTTAAAGAAAACAACAAGGCTTTCATTAAAACCAAGATTGATATCAATGTTTAACGAAATATTATTTGCTTTGTAAATCCTTAACGAATCTGAACCAATTCTTATAGGTTCATATCCTTGTACTAAATCAAGAGTAACTTGTCTTGTAGAACTATCAACACTTGTAATTTTATACTTAGTACTTCTTTTACCAGTGTTAACCATTAATTCATCGTTAACCTTTAAATTCTCAGTACTCTTTAAAGCCTTATCAGAATCAGTGTATGTTAACTGATCAATTGTATATAATTGTATGTTTCTCTTTACTTGTTCTCCATCTAAGATTACTGTCTTTTCTACAGTATCAATAGAAGTAACGTCAAACGTACCATAATACTGAGTGCTTCTGTATGGAAGATCTCTTACTTCTTCATCAACATAATGCGGTATATTATTAGAAGCTAGTCCGGTAATAACTTCGCTATATTCTAATCCATCCTTTCCTTTTAATTCAGTATCAAAATATTCACTAGCAAAATCAAAAGTAGTGTCGATTATTAATCGCTTAATTAAAACCCTTTCGGTATCTGAACTAATTTGATTTGTAACATCAAACGAAGTTGTTAATAGTGGAGTTAAAAAATCTTCGAAAAAATAATTAGACTTAACACCAAATTCAGTAGGTCTATTTATATTTTCTATATCGTTTGCAGGACTTTTAAGAGTTCCTGTATAAATTCTTTGGTATGTTCCGTCTGCTAGCTTAACCTTAGAAGTACCATCAGTCAAATCAGTAAGAGCCTTAAGATTAATATCTAATCTTTCTAGTTCTTTCTTCATAAAACCAAATGACGGAACATATGTTGTAGTTGTAGTTCCTTCCGCATTTAGTATTTCTAGGGGAATGCTTTTCTTTTCGGTAGTAATAGCCTCATTTATTCTCTCAAATGCACTAAGAGAGTTTACATTAATTTCAAGCAATTGCTTGACTACGGATGATATGGAGTTGTTTGTGTTCATGTTATCTTAAAATATCTACTTCAAATTGATACGTTACTGGATCAATACAAATAATCTCAATGTATGGTTTATTAGTAATTAAACTAGCAGGTGAAATATCTGCAATCAATTGATTAAAACTACTATTCGCTTTAGTATAAATTTTGATGTTATTTCCATCCATATTTATAGTTTCAAATGTTATTTTAACTATTTGACCAGCTCTCCACGAGTTAGTTTGATCATCTATGTATATATTAAGATTATCGTTCGCAGTACTGGTTAAAAACTTATTAATAAAACTAATTCTATTAGTAAAAGGTCTAAGCTTACACCATATTCCATATTGGCTTAAACCACTTCCTCCCGCTTGAATATCAAATGGGTTTGCTGTTGTTATTGCTGTTGAAACTGACAAAGCTGATAAATCCCATGCGTATATCTTAAGATTCTCATAACCCTTAACAACATTGTTTATCTTAATCTTATCAGTTACTGATTTATCAATCTCAGTACCTAGTCCATCATATACAACATTTGTGTTGTATTGTAACGATACTGGTATAGTTCCATCTATTAGCGAATTAAGTTTGTCATGTGCTTTAGTTATTAATTTAAGCAAAGAATCTGAATCTTGTAGCTGCGTTGATGTATTTTGAAAATCTAGTTCTAATTGGTCTAATCTAGCATCTAAATCTTCAGTAGTCTCAGAAGCTAGAACTATTTTTTCGATGTCATCTAATCTATTAATAATATTTAAGTTTCTGTCGTTTGATTTAATTAAAAGATCTGCTGCATTTTCTAAAAGAGTGGTCGTATCCATGAATAGATCCATAGAAAATGTAGTAAAATCATTTATGTTAGTTTCTACACCTACATTATCTAAAGAAGTATTAAACTTTAGATTTAGTTTTAATGAAAAAGCATTACCGTTAAGTCCTGTTATTTCGTTAGGCTTGTACTTTATTTGTTCATTAATTTTATAACCTACGCCTCCTAGGCTCTTAACGTCATCTAGTATTAAGATTCCATACAAATTAGTAGATCTATTTGCAGGAACTGAAGTACTATATAAATCATAGTATACTAGAATTGCATTAAATCTAAAATCAGAACCTTTTTTAGCATAATCTCCTAGACTAGAAACCGTACTATCATTAGTTACACCATAGTATGATTGTGGATTCCAGTCAATCTCAACACCATTTGATACGTTAGTGTCAATATCATAAAATGGTCCATTCACAACATCATAAGAATCTGTAATTGGTGATAAATCTAAATTAGAATCGGGGTGTGTTTGATTATCTCTACCCTCAATCCAAGTAGGATCTGCAAACAACCGAGTAGCCGTTGTATTGTATTTCGATGGCTCAAATAATACTTCTGGCGTTGTTCCTACCGAAGAAGGTACATTAATGTATACTTCATGGTACGCGTTACCTTTATATGCTATATCGTTTTCGGCATCAATAGTTCCTAAATATTTAACGACTCTATTGTAAACAGTACCTATTTGTTCAGAATTAGGATCTTCGGTGTAATTACCAACATTACTAACATTTGAATCAGCTCCATTAAATCTAATTGCTCCAGTATTTGAAAGCCATTTAAAAAATAATTTTTCAGAGTCCGAACCTAAGAGAATAGGATCGAAATCGTCATCTTGTAATAGTATCTCTTCTGAATTTAATACTGAATTTTGAAAAGTAAGCGCAAAATCAACACCAGCTCCATTTGCTGAAGGGGTATAACTAACGCCAGATGTTTCTAATAACGAAGTATAGTCTATTGTATTAGATCCATTAACAGGTGTTGTAAAATCTGGTAAATCTAATAATGCGTATCTACTGAACTCAAATTTGAGATCTGCATTGTTAAAAGCACGTGTAATATCTCTTGCAGAAGATGCAAAAGCATACATAGTACCTCCTTGAGGCTGTGGTATTCTAACTAACGGTGTTGCCATTTATTGTGTTCTTTTTTAAAATTTTAGATAATAGTTACTTATAAACCTATTATTCCCGGTGATCCTCCTGGTGATGCTCCTCCAGTAGTAACCGTTGTTGCGTGTGATCCAATTATATACCAAGTTGAACTACTACTAATATACCTTAGAGTAATAGATGAATTTTGTGAATCTAAACTAATAGTACTCGCAGCAATGTTAGTAGTACTTAATGTAACCGCAGAATTTAGAGTGTTAATCACCGTAATCTCTTGTCCATCTACTCCTCCTGGTAAATTAAGAGGTGCTGTCGATGCTGTAAATAATGTAGTTACGTCGATAGTCGAAGGTGAGGATGCTACTGATCCTGCAGCTGGGCTTCCTAGCTTTCCAGTTTTTGAAACCTTTTTCTGAAAAATAACATCTTCTCCGAAATCAGAAGCAACGCTAAAGGTTGCTCCATTAGAATTAAAAGATACTATATTTAATGTACTCCCTCCAGATATTGTTGAGAGGTTAATTGACTCTGCAGATATAGTATCAATATTTGAGATAGTAGAAGTTACTGGATCTATTAGATTAGTAATATCAGCTATCTCATCATTTACTGCTGTAAAGTTAGAGTTTAATGTTAGTCTAGAAGAAGAAATTGAATCTGTTCCTAGAATTTCTGTAATGTTTGCCATCTTGTTTTTATTTTACTTTTAATATGTTTCTTTGTGATGTGTTTATATTTCCATTAGTATCCTCGGTTTCTAGTGTGATTGTATAGTCTCCTGGATACTTAAAAAGATATGTTAACACAATATCATCATAATATATATCACTGTTATCTGAGTATGTATTATTTGTAATCTTCCATCTTACCAATTTCATTCCTGGCATTTTAGAGTTATCGGTGCAAAACGTAACATGAGTTGACCTATTAACCTCTCTCCAATCGCTAAAAATATCTATTTCATCAAATGTCGGATTGTATGTTACTTGATTGAACTCTCCTCCTACCTCTCCATCTGTAATAGTTATGCTTTCAAAGTCATATGTTTTTGAGTATTGTTTTCCAACAGCTAAAATATAAGAAACCACATCAGCTTGGTCGCCTGGTAGGTTGTTTCCATCAATATCTCGCTCTACTATATTATAGTTAAATTTACTAATAATAGGATCTGTTGAATTATTAAGCTCATCTGTTATTAACCTCCATCCTGCAAGATCATTAATTGAAGTAGGTGTATTACTACTAATAGTAATATTTCCAGTTTGTATTATATTTAGAGTAGGGTTTAAATGATTAATTGTCAGTACTGATCCGTTTTCAATGTCTTTAATTAAAAAAGAAGCAGTTAAGTCATTTCCAATTCTAGTAGCTTCCCACCAAATATCGTTTGTCCAATTCCAAGCAAAGTCGCAGTTGTCCCAATAGTATGGCCCTGGAGTTTCAGAATATCCTATATCTGAATAAATATCATCATATCTAGAAACGGTAGAAAAGTTTTCGTCACCCGGACTTACATTATCATGTACATAGTTTGCCCTATCTAAAGCAAGATACCAACTGGCGTCAGCCTCTTGTATTATTTTTTCATTATGTGCAGGTAGATCCCAGTATCCTCCAATTTGATTCCACTTTAACGAATCCCTGTCTTCCCATTTATTTAAACCAAGTGTTTTGTAGAATCCGTATATCTCAACTTCCTTTAGATTTACGCTAATCATATCCTTTTTAAAGTCATATGATCTATGTCCAAAAAGATCATAAGTTCTCATCTCTACTGAATACTCTCCATTGTATGGAAGAAAAATTGGGAACTTTAAGTAATCGTCAATATTACCTCTAAATGAATGGTTCCAATCATTAGGTCCAGATATTATCCATTCAATCTCATATACCCATCTTTTCCACCAGTTATTCCAAGTTACTTGAGGATCAATTGAATCATTCCATGTAAATTTTCCAGAATCCCATATTGTATCAAACGTCTTTTCTCCGTCAAGAATAACCGGACATCCAACTTGAATATCTTCATTTAAAGTTTCGAGAGAATCATCATAATACGTTGAATAAAAAGAATTAATAGCGGTTCTTAAGTCTGCTAATTGAGAAGAACTAAGAGTTTCATAGTCCTCAAATTTTGTATTTAATATCGCGTTAAAGTCATTATTACCGGTTCCAACTATATCGTTTGGGTCATAAACTTTTCTTAATACTAATGATACGTCTTCAATATATAGGTTTCTATTATTTGGAAAACTCGTATAGTTAATATCAATGCCTTCAGTAAAAAAAGCAATTGCATTCTGATTATTCCAAACGTTTAAATTCTTTTGAGCAAAGTAATCTCCTTCTCCAGTAATATCAACTATTTTTGCGTTTAGTGGTAGGTACTCTCGTTGAAGTTTATTTTTAAGACCATATAGCTTAATTAATACTTCTTCAGGAGTAAAATCAAAAACCTCATCTACTGTTGGGATATCCCACTCGTCTACACCACCGTTAGCAGTGTTAATCTTATATACTAGACTAAACCTACTAGTCTTTTTAAGGTTACTATTTGGAACCTTAATAGTCATAGCCTTTCTAACTGCGTCACCGTGTTTGCTAGAATTAGGAACTGGAACTGCATGTAGCTTTCCAAACGAGTTGCTACCGGTATTAATGTTTAACCAATATTCCTTTAGTGTCAAATTATTATAACCAAAGAAATCGATAGCATTTAAGATTGCCTTATATGTCCCAATAAATGGTCTAATATTAGAAAGTTCTAATAAGAGTTCTCTTCTTTTTTGATTTAATAAAATATAGTCAGGAGACATTTCTGTTATGTCATGTTCTTTAAATAGAATAAAGTCTCCTTCATCAAGAGTAGATCCTAAGTTTTGAAGAAGAACTCTTAATCTATCATCTTCACCCTCTACTTCACCGTAGAATAGTATCCTAGCAACTAGTATTCTATCAACACTGTCGTTTGAATACACCAGAAGTGTTCGATGATGCCTTCCTTCAGTTTCTGAATTAAGAGCTACATTTACTTGAATAGCTTCACTATTTAAAGTAGTTACGATTTTTAAATTATCAGAATTAACACCGGTTGAAGTAGTACTATCTAGTACTTTAAATGAATCAGTAGATTTAACTTGAATCTTAGTAATACCACTCTCTATTTTAGCGCCGTACATTATTAAGTCGGCTGACTCATAAATATCATCTTTCCATTCAAACTCAAATTTAGTTTGTAATGCAGAATTAGATATTGGCTTACTAAGATATATTGAATCATTATATTCTACAGCCTCTAAAAAAAAGATAGTAGAAGACTCATATAGTCCTGTAGAAACCTCATCTAAATAGACAGAAGCTTCTAGAACTCCATCTGTATCTAATGTAGCATTGAGATTATAATCGTTTCCTCTAAATATTTTTAAGTTTTCCATTATGTAATATTTCTATCGTCTTTTTTAACAGTGTAGTTTTTAAACTGTTGTAGACTTTTAATTCCTCCAATTAAATTAAACAGATAATCGTTTAAAAAGCCAACAAAATCAAGCATTGTTTGATTTCTTAAAATATGACCAGATAGATTTCTTTGCATTAATTTATCTGAGTAATCAAATCCTAGATGTAGCCTATTATCCTTTCTAGTTTTAGTAGATGAATATAGTTTTACTAATTTATATCTTAAAAGATCTTTAAATAATGATTCCATTGTTATGATTTTCTATTTCCTGCCTGAACTCTAGTGTAAATTGTTCTAGGTACTGGCGTTTCATCAAAGGTTACTGAAAGACTAGCTTCTTCATTTATAGCAGGAGTATCTTTAATGACATCACCATCCCTATCTATCCAGCCTCCTCTAAACACAGCAACCTCTTCTTTTTCCATGATAATATCTCCCCATTTATCTAGACCAGCAATATCGTATGGTATTGAACCTCCTGGAGCAACCACAACTTTTTTAACATCCTGTATTTTCTTAAAGAAAACGTATTTTTGTTTTCCATTTCCAATATCTTCTAGAGTTACGGGTTCTTGTGGGGCAATTGTAGTAGTTACTGATTCGTAATACCCTTTTCTCCTAGCAGTCTCTTCAGTCTCGCTTCTAAATTGAACATTAACTGAATCAACCCCTTCAACTCCTTCTAAAATATAGATAATATCACTTTTGGGTAATTTATCTCTACGAGTAATATTTAATAGATAGTCGGAAACAGCAGTTCTAATATCATTAAAGATATTATCTTTAGTAAAACCTTCGAAATACCTAATTGATATATCCATAGCATATTTACGGACTTTAGGAACTATAAATTTAACTTCAGTAGTAACCATCATTTGACCACTCTGTTGTAGAACTTCGGTCATTTTATCATATTCAGTTTGATCGAAGAACATCTCTTGTTGTGGCATGTCAAAATAATCTTGATTCTTTGCTAATTTCTTTCTAGCATCAGGAACAGCGAATATGTAAATAACATTATCATCATCAATGTATCCGTCATCAGTAGTGTTATACGCATCTATATATGAAAATAATCCATATCTTGATAAGAAATACTCATAATTATCAGGAGTAGCCAAAACAAATGACTTACTAGCAAGTGGAGCTATTAATTTAGTAAATTCAGTAGACTCTGGATCAGCTCCCATTTTTGGAGCTGAAGTAACGTTAACCGTTAACAGTTCGTTTAAATCGAAGAAATTTCCAGATCCATCTTGCCCTTCGTCAATCCATTTAATTGTAAGATCACTTGAATCTTCAATGTTTCCTAACGCTCCATCGTGTATTATATACTCAATATCGATAGTAGAACCTAAAGCAGGAGGATATCCAAAGTTATTAGTACCAAAATAAATATCTAAACCTCCTGAAATACCAGTTTTAACAATAAACCCCTTGTCTCCACCATTCATCTCATATATTGAGTTAAATTTAGTCCACTGTTCACCATTAACAGAAACTTTAATTAAATTATGATCTGTTTTACCAGGAGCTTGTATGTTAAATGATTGAAAAGAAGTTCCTCCTCCGGTAACTGTTTGAGTTTCATTTTTTCCTTGAACAACAATTGCTTTAAAACTATTTTTTTGATTCTTGCTAATTCTAAAAGCATCTCTCGAAGTTCTTAACATGTATGAAAGTCCGTTTACGTCAAATTTAATTTCAGCGTTAGCTGGAATTGTGATACCGTCACCTGCTATTTTTTGCATCTTTGCAGCTGCTCCAGAAGTTTGATCTATTGAGATACTTATTTCTCCAGTTGCAGCAAATCCACGAGTTACGTCATGTCCCGCAATTCTAGCAAGGCCATAAATAGATTCCGGCTGCTGTGCTGTATAAATATTTTGCTCTACTGTTGAATCTTCAATATAGAACATTAATAGTTCAGTCATTTCAGAAAGAACTTTTAAAATCTGAGCAAACGGTGAAGCACTAGTAAATAGAGCACTTGATCTCTGATATGTTCGCGAAATATAAGTTCTAGTATCGCTAAAAATTTGAGTAGCGACCGTTCTAGTTTTATTTAAAAATTTTAATTCAGCCATTTATATTTTTTTATTTTATACTGTTGAAACAGTCACTGTGTATTTGTTGTTTATTGTTATATCTATAAAAGCCTCGTCTCTAACTTCTCCTCTAACAAATGTTATATTTGCCTCTACTCTATATTTTGCAGCTAACGGACAGTGTGCTGTTAATTGACGATCAATCTCGTTTTTAATAGTAAACTCGTTTGCGTTTAGAGAGTATAGCATGTCATTTAAACTACATCCAAAGTCAGAATTACCTAATACTTCACCTTTGTTTGTGAAAAGTATTGTTTCTATCTGAGTAATCAATTGCTTAACCTCATCTCTAGTGTGAACCTCAACTGAATCAAAATTAGGATCGCCTGTAGTTTTAATGTATAATTCCATATTCTATTTATTATAATTAACTATGGAACATCCAGTCTACGCCTTCATCACCTTTGATTTCTTCTTTAATCTCAGCAAGTTCTTCATCACCCATTGATTTTATAGCGTCATAATCAAACTCAACATTACCAGGAAGAGAAAACTTAAAGATCCCTAGTTTAGCACCAAGAGATTGTTTAATTCTTGCACTAACATACCTAAAAAATATCTCGTCATTATAAATTGCACAATCCGGTATTGTTTCATATACTTGAAGAATAACATCTCCTTTAGGAGTGTCTCCCATGAACTTTAATTCTCCAGTTAATTGAGTATACGCAAAAGATATTGGGTTCTCTAGAATCTGTCTAGATAAGTCCATTAACGATTGATTAACTACATAGTATTGTAGTTCTTCAGCAAATTGAGCAGCTCCAGATCCTTGGTATGCATTTCTAAATAACATTCTATCAATTGAGAAATCTCCTTCGGCTGTAAATCTAACATCCATTCCTCCACCTTGTCCTTGCCATCCACTAGAAAGATCCCATAAACCATAAACCGAAAATACCTCTCCAGAGCCGTCGGTACCGGCTCCTGGTAAATGAAGTGATCTATTAACTGAAAAATAATCTGATGAAAAAGTCTTGTACGGAATATGGTAATAATTTTCACGCATCGAATATTCATAGTTCTTATAGAACCATTTTTTAGATCTTTTAATTATATTGATAATTTCACGAGTTGGTAGGTTTATAGGAACCATACATGCTCCAGTAATATCATCACCGATCTCATCTAAAAAAGAGTTTAGGCAATCATTGCCAAAATCCCTAGGTGTCGTTATACCTGAAGTACTACCTATATTTCCACTTCTAATTTCACTCATTATATTAATTTATTTTTTTACTGACAACAATTTCAGTGTCGTCAAATCTAGCATTTTTATCTATCATCCCTTCTCTAAAGATACCACCAGTAGCCTTACCTTTAAATATTCCATCCTTTCCATAAATGTAACAGTTTACTGCATTACAGCTGCCATGTACATAAGATGATTTAATTTTAGAGTTATTTACAGTAGTACCTTTAAATAGATTACAAAACTCAAGATACGATTTTTCTAAAGTACATCCATACAGATCAGATTCAAAAACGCTACCAACAATACTACAGTCTACTAAATCTACTTTTTTTAATTCATAGCAAACTGGAAATTCTCCATCTTTTATTTGGATCACTCCTAAATCAGAATCATAGTTGATAACTCCTTTTTTCAAACCACTAGTTGACATCAAAGAAACTACTTTATCTTTAATTCTACCCCAGTGAAGTTCAATAACGGTATCCGATTCTTGTAAATCTACCATTATTTCTATTTTTGGAAAATACTCTTTTATTTTTTTATGATTTTTTAAGATTTCTCTAAATGGAAGATTAATTTGCATTATCTTTTTAAGCTCTATCTTATTTATATCTGTAAAACTAGATTCGATACATGACTTCCAAGTTTGTAATATAAATCTATCAATGAGATATAAAATACCATCTTGTCTATCTTCGTAATCTTTTCCTCCAATATACTTAAATTCTAGATAATTTTCATTTTTTTTATTAAAGTTAACACCATAATACTCTGTATTTGGAAAGTTAAAATTTAATTCAGACATTGACGTTTCACCAAAGTGGAATGATTCCTGCTTTGGCATAACCCATTTAATAGACTTAGAATATATTGAATCCTTTCTACTAGGGAATAATTTATAAACTTGCTCCTCATTAAATTCAAGAATAAATTTAAGAGTACTCATCTTAGAGACAATATTATTATCTTCTAGTCTGTCTTTTTGAAATGAAATGTTTAATTGTATTGAAGATCTTTCAGTAGTATAGCCATTTTCACGAATCCATCCTAATACTCGAATCATCATAATTCTAGCATTTCTGTATGAAATATCTCCAGTAATAAGCCTTATAAGACCTTTACCTCCTGATAGGTTTGACTCTATTTTAAAAGATTTATCATCCGGTTGAAAATCTGAATTTGATTCTCCATAGATTTCACGGCCTAATAGTTTTTTAAGCTGTGCACGAGTTTCTTCCATCTCGTGATTTGAATAGAATTCAAACTCAACGCCAATAAGTGAGGCGTTGAGTATTGAATCTTTATTAGAATGTTTATTTAAAATCTGCATCGACTATGATATTATACTCTTATTTAGTATATATCATATTTAATCGAACTCTATTATAGAGGAAACTTTAAGAAAATCTTTTGAGATTCTTTATCGATTCTATTTACTTGTACAACTATTTTATCTCCAGGGTTAAACGTATCTATAATACCTTCTGGGAATTCGCTAACGTGTAATAGTCCTACCAATCCTTCTTCAATCGATATAAATAATCCGTACTCCTTTTTAGTCTTTACTATAGCTTCAACATTACATGGTATTTTATATCTTTTATCAATATCTTTCCATGGATTATTAATGTTTTCTGCTTTTTGACTTAACGTAATTTTAGAGTTAGTTACGATATCTTTAACCCAGAATTCAATTGAATCTCCTGGTTTAATTTCACGCGACTTGAACTTAACCATTGTATCTTCATCTATGTCGTTTGCATGTATCATACCCGTTAGACAATCGTTAAATTCACAGAATATTCCGAACTTAGCAGTTCCAGTAACAGTTCCAGTAATCTTTTCATCGACTACTGCTTTAAGATTTTCAATCTCAGAAGGAATCAAAGCCTTTAAGTATTTTCTATGTGAAACTACTATCGTACCTCTTTCTTGTGAATGTGAAACAGGAACTACATATAATTCTGTTCCTATTATTGATTCAAAGTCGTTGAGTTTATTAATACCAGCAAGTGATCCAGGCATAAAGCACTCAATTCCTTGTACTTCGACAATATAACCTCCATTTTGTATCATGTGACTAACCTTACCAATCCATGCTGTATTTCCAGTTTCTATTCCAGATATTAAATCACCAAATGTCTTGTGCTTTATTCCTCCAGAAATAGATCCAGTAATATTGCCATCCATCTTAGCTCCAATTTCTGAAGTAATTAATACGGATACATCGTCTCCTGGCTTGTAATCTTCGACAATAGAAACCGGCTCCTTCGAAGTCTTTATGTATATAAGTTCTCTAAAGTTAGCATCTACTGTGATCCATTCGCTAGTGATTCCATAAATTTTACCTTCTACAAGTTCTCCTGGAGTTGCAGTTGCTTTAATGTTTTGAACGCTTGGGTGATCAGTATATAAGTTATACAATTCTTGAGCATATGATTCTCGAGAGTATACTCTGTCCTTACCCTTAGTTTTAATGTGAGGGTTAGGCTTTCTTTGCTTTGTTATACAAGTAGCTTCATATCCTTCCCAATCGAATTCACCATTATCACTAAACCAATTTTTTTCTTTGGCTTTTGGTTTTTCTAACACAGCTTCCTGTGTTTCTTTTTGTACTGGTAATCCTATATTAGGTACCATTCGTTGTCTTTTGTTTTCTGACATTTATTTTTAATTTAAAAGTGTTAAAGTGTAACATGTTATATATCTAATTAAACAGGGATTAATCCAACCCATGGAATTACAACAGGTGCTGGAACAGGTGTTGTACCTATATACTGTCCCGCCATTGAACTCATATGATCTTTGAATCCCTTTGTAATATCTCCTGCTGCCTTTCTAAGAGAAACATTAAAATCAGTTTCATTATCATAACTAGTGTATGCTTTCTTAAACCCTTGTGCAACTAGCACTGGATTTCCAGTAAACGTAACGATAGACCCTGGAGATGGAGTAACTGCAGGAAGTTGAGGAGGTAACGGATTAATTATACCTGGTGAAATAGCAGGAACCCAATATGTAGATACTGCTAATCCAATTGGCATTAAAGTTGCTACGCTCGCTTTAAGATTTAAATTATACATCATGTTTAATGATGCAAAAATAGCAGACTGAATTGCTATTTTACCAGGCTCTAGAGCAGTTGGAACTAATATATTCCTTTGTGAGGTCTCTTTCGCGCTTATTGCAGTATTGTGATATAAGTCAGTAATATCCTTTGCTAGCTCTGTTAAGTCTTGAACTCTACTTGCAGCAGGTTCTTCAGTAGAAGTTACCCTAGCTATTAGCAAGTCATATAGTTTATCTTCAAATTGAGTCCAAGTCATTTTCTATAAGGTTAATTTAAAGTTTCGGTATTGTTACTAGAAGTTGGAGATTCAACAAATAGGCTAGGTTTTATTATTTCTAAGATATTAAAATTCTTATCATAATATCTAGCACCTCGATATGGAGTTGTTGTAAATTTGTAGTTGTTGTTGTTTTCTTCCATAACCTTAGATTCTTTAAGAATATCACCAATATGCGGATCGCTCTGTAATTTTATATCTTCTATTATTGGAGTTAAGTCCTCTTTTTTCACAGGAACCTCAATACCTCCTATTAGATCTTCAGTAAGAGTATTTCCAATTATTAGTTCAGTACCTACTATATTTACTGTTAACGCTCTAATATTATCTTTAAGAGCTTTTTCTAATATTCTAAGTTTAAATATGTATTGATGAATAGTGGCATATCTTCCTTCTTGATAATATTCAATACCTCCAGGGACATAGTTATTGACCCTAGATAGTTGAACGTTATACAAAATCTGCTTACTACCTGGTAATATCCAATCATATTTCTTGTAAAAGTATACTGGATTTTTAAACTCAGCAGAATCCGGGTCTATTGGAACAATGTAAGATTTTAATCTTAGATCAGAACCTGCCGATAATGATTCTTCAACAAACTCTCCCTTAAATGAACCATTATTAATCTTTTTAACAGGAAGTTTCCAAATTAAAGAACTTCTTAATTCAGTACCAGCATCGATCAAATAACTATTCATATTCCTTATTGGAATTGTTGAAGCTGTGCTACTGTTGCTATTTACTAAGTCAAACACTAGATTCCAGTTAAAATAATATGATCCAATAAATGGCAATGTTTTCTTAACATTGCTGCCAACATTAATTATAGCGCTTCCTAAATAATATTCTTGTAAAACAACCTTAAGGTCTTCTATAAATTCATTCTCTTCTAATTTTACTCTTTCTAGATATCCAGAAGCGTATCTATAATCGATATCCTTTATTTTAGTTTCAATAATATAGTTTTCGCCCCACTTTTCTATTAATTCGGAAATTGTCATTATTTATCTTTTTGTAAAAACGAATTGCTTGTTAAATCAGCCTTTAATCCTGGAACTGCGGTTGCAGATGTAGGAGGAAGTGGAGGACCACTAGGCCCTACTCCAGTCGGGTGAGTATGCGCTAAGTAATCATCTAGTAGTGTATCTAGCCAAGTTTGTAGATCTACTCCTCTAACGGCAGGTTGCGTTGCATCTCCTCCATCATTAGTCGCGATGAATATATCACCTGAATTTAAAAATATTTGGCCTTCTGGACTAAATCTGATCATCGGAGCCTCTGTATTAGTAGCGCCAGTAGTCATTACTAGCCCATCTTCTGGTGAATAATAAACTCTTAAATTTCTTTTGGCGTCGTATACTATTGATATAACGTCCTGTGGATATTCGGAAATTTCTAAAACATCACTCTTCAGATCACTATTCTGATCCACCTGGAACCAATATTCTGGGTGGTATATATTACCATTGTCGAATCTGATCGCAACAACATCACCAACCCTAGGAACCGAGTGTGCACCTGGTAAATTACGATTCATTGGGCTAGCCCATGGAATAGCATCTGGTGGAAGTTTATCGAATTTACCAAATACCATAACTTTGCATCTTCCATTTAGTAACGGATCTTCGTTATCCACTACTTCACCGATCCAGTGAGTTTCCCTAGTATTATCAGAGTTTAATTCTTTAATTGTTGACATTAATCGTATATGTTTTCGTTAATAGGTCCTTCTTCATCAGTTGGAACTGGACCTCCATGTACATTGGAGCTAATAAAATCAGTACCTCCAGAAACTATAGTACCGTGTATATTTGAATTAATTGGTGAATCTCCTCCAGGTGAAATTTGATCATATACTTCTCCTAGGTTTCCTGCTGGGGTGTTTGTAGGACTACTATTAGATCCTCTCACCATATTTGCTAGTCCATTAATAGACCCTGCAGATATAGCATCTTGTATAGAAGAAAGTGTGTTAACCCCATACACGTTTCCAAGTAATAAGTTTGCAAGTACTTTGTCTTTTAATCTACTTGCAGCTCCATCAACAACGGATCCTAGTTTTTCAGCAGCTATAGAACCAATCATTTCACCAATTGTCTTATCTTCTTTTATAGCGTTGTTTGCATATTCTCCATCAAAGGAAACGCTATTGTAAAAGAATTTAATAGTTGGTGCGATCGCTGTATCCGGATTTCTAGTAAGGCTCGCGAAAACATTACTCGTAGAATCAATATCCCATAAACAATCTGATAGAGATACTTTAAAGAAAGGTCTAGCGTTCTTAACGCTGCTATCTTTTAAAAATTCAGGAGTTGTAGCTCCAGTAACTGCGCTAATTTTATTAATAGCATTTTTAGAGAAAGAAGAACCAAAGTCTCTAACTTCTGAAACCCAAATATGTATTGTAAAATATCTATAGTTTTTTGGTATTACTTCAACCCATCTGCTCAAATCATAAGCTGCCTTTTTGTATAGATCAAACATTCCAGAAACTGTTAATTCTACAGTTTCTAAACATGTGATTTCAATTGCTTTATCGCCAGCACCGTACCAAGGCTCTTCCATTTTTCCATACTGCTTAGTAGCTTCTAATCCTGAAACACTTTGCCAAAACCATGGAAACTCACTATTTACTCTCTTTAAAATTTTAATAAAGTTTTCTAAATGTACTGCCTTTTCCTCGTCTTGTGCAACATTCCTAAGATATGATGTAGCCTGTCCATTCAACAATGGTGATTTCTCCGTATAGTAATCGAACATAAAAAAAAACGACAAGTATGTAGGATCCTCAGCCATTTTGCTGTATTTGTATCCTTTTCTAAAGTCCTTTACGGTTCTATAATCTTGCATATCTTTATCTATGTATTTGGTTCAATAGCGCCCATTCTAGCAGGCCAATCTCTTCTAATTAACGTTACCTTTTGTGTAAATCTACCAACGCTTTGTTTGTATATTATATCGATTGATTCTACAAGATAATATCCAGTGACAAATTCTTCAAGTGCCTGATCTGGTTCTTCGTTGTCGTCTGATGGTACTTCAATAGTAGATTCAGTAAATCCTAATTCTTTTTTTTGCTTCTTTAAATCTACAGTGTTACCAACAACGGTTTTGTCATAGCTGTACCATAGAACTGGAACTTTTTGATATCTATATAACGAAGGATTAAATGACTCTAAGGTAAGAGTAATCTTTATCTTTTGAGTTTCATCAAAATTTCGTATATTATTTAGTTGCGTAAACACATGGTTTTGGTGTACATTTCCTAATCCGTCTTCTCCAACGTCTTGTCTTCCTATATATTTATGCTTAACTAGATCAACATAACCTTCACTTTCTCTATTTCCTTTCAAAGGCTCGGTAATATCTGTTATATTTTCTGGGTTAGTAGAAAGGGCTTCAATTGTAAATTCCTCTTTCCTTGCATCTGGCTCAGCGTTATTGTCATATACTAGAGCTTCTCTAAAATGACCATGTAATTCAGTTATTGAATTTGACTGGTTTTCAATATCAATTTGATTTACATATTGATTACTTTGCTTGAATTGTCTGTTATTTGTTAAAAATAACTTTGTAGGAATAGAATCATCATCTTCATCAACACCTTCGCCTTCTGCGAAAGAAACAGCTCCTGAAGAAACTAAGTCTTCAAACTCATCAAGTGGTGGATTTTTAGTATTAAAGATCTTATTAATGTCTACGAAGTTTAAATAATAATACGGATCAATAAAAAAGTTTTGAAAAGATTCATCACTAACATATGAAGAGGATACTATCTCCTTTATAAAATCAATATAATTTATAAAGGCTTGAATTCTTACCTGATCGTCCGTAGTAACATCTATGTTTGATGCTAAACCAAGCCCTAATTCTTGTGCAACCTCTGTCAAATGATCAAGTGAACTACCTACCTCTAAATGTCGACAATTCTCAGCAAACAGTTTAGGTATACTTACTCTTCCTGAAATAGAAACTTTTTTAGGGTCTCCTTCTTCACCAGGATCTGTAGAAATATTAAGAATTTCTACATCTATGTGAATAGACTTAAATGTGCTTTGATTTTTAGAACCAATATATACTGTAAAAACATCTCCATCTCTAGGAAATGCATCAATACCAAATGCTTTTTTAGAATCTAACAAAGTAACGTCAACAAATGGTATTATACCCTCGTTTGAAATTTCGAAATCTAAAACATCACCTCTTTCAAACGAGTATCCATTGATCGTAATAACAGGAGTATCAATACCAAAGGTTTTAGTAACTTTCGGTCCTCCATTATCCTCTCCATCAGCAACTGTTTTTAATTCTTTTGGTCGAATTGATGGCTCTACGAGAGCTAATATGTTATTTCCTAACTCCATATTTAAGTATTACCTAATCTATTTGGTTTAGTGTCTTTTATTACTGCATCAGTAACAGGATCTGACTGTGCCTGTACTCCGAAAGTAATAGCACCTTTTTCAATCTTGTATGTTTTCTTTCCAACCGGAATAACATTTGGCGGAAGTAAATTTTCTTTGTTGTACTTTTTCTTAAGAGCGATAATTCTCTTTTGATCCTGTTTAGTCAACCTCTTAGTGTCAATAAACTTTTGCTTTACTATATCCTCACTTACTTCTTTAGGTCTATTATATTTCTTAATAGGAATATCAACACTTGGTATTTCAATAATATCTCCTTTCTTAACCGCAAACGGATCAGAAATACCATTGTATTTCAAAATTAAATCAAGAGTGTCTGTATTACCATGCCACTTCGATGCAATTAGATCTGGCCTGCCTTCTTCAAAGTCAGTCACCAAATGTTCTGCAACAAAAAATTCAGGATTATTAACATCCATAAATAGAAGAGTAGGTGCCGTCAATATTAATTTAACACCGTCATTTATTTTATTAACTATAGTCTTTAGATTCATATCCAATTTTAATTTTATCCAGCACCTAAGTCTGAAATTCTAGTTTGCATTCCAGTAGGTATTTTCTTACCATAAGCATCAACCTGACCTTCTCTTGGAGAAGTAGGTAGCCCGTCATCTGGTTGAAGATACATTCTACCTCGACCTGCGTTAAACATACTTTCTATTTCACCTTTATCTCTAGCCCTACCTGGCTTAAGAGTTATTGTAACTTTTAATTTAGAAGGAAAATCTTCATATCCAAGAGGACCTTCAAACTCATATTGCGTGTCATGTAGACATAGATTACCTATTACCATCATAGGTGCCATAGGATTTCCGACAGTTAAATGCCAGTTTCCAGTTGGATCTCCAGATATAAATGCGGCGGCAACTTGACCACCTGCAGGTCCTCCAAACAACTTCATTAAACCACCTCCAATAATATTGTCTAATATTTTACTGTTACCTAATGAGTTTAGCATTTCAGATCCACTTCCATTTTTTGCTCCAGATTTTAATCCTTCCCATGCAGATGCAAGTCCTCCACCGGCTGCTCCAGCGCCTCCCATTATTTGTTGACCCATTCCTGATAAAAATCCAGCGTAATCACCGCTCCTAAGCTTGTCCATATCTCCAAACGGCTTTCCTACTCTTCCACTACCTCCAGTGTATCTTGTAGCGCCTCCCCAAAATGGTGCATTGTTATATGTAAGGGATAGTATATTAGCCATAGTGTCCATAAATGCAGCCTTTGGTGAAGTATTACCATATCCTTTTAAATCGTAATGAAACACTAAAGTAAAATTATGGTCAAAAGAAAGACCCTGCTCTCTAGCTAATACCTCTTTAATAACATTATATGGACCAAATACCTTATTTGGATAAGTCTCTTTAGTGGCATCAAATCCAGCGCCTCTTGCTCTTCTGTTCGCTGCATCTACCGAACCAAGTCCATTATATCCCGCCTCAACAGCAGACATTAACGGACTCTTGTCAATCGCATCGCCAACAAGTCCTCTTTTTCTTCCTTCAGTAGCTATTGTTTGTATTTCAGAAGTGATTTTTTTCCAAGCATATGACGTTTTAAAATTTAAAATACTCTTAAGATCGTTTCCAAGTGCCGGAGACATCCATGTTATTGCTCTCGCTAAATCTGGAGTATGTGAATCTTTAACTTCTCCAGAATTTGTAATTATTTTAGGACTTATAATATCATCATTTACGGGATATGGAAATCTACGCAAAGTAACTAAGTGATTGTTACTAATTTGTCCATAATTGGCACATTGCGCAAAATCAATTAAATCATAATCAAATCCAAGACTAACAGAATTAGATTCTTTCGCATAAGATACTATGTTTTTCGCAGTTGGTTCTACAGCCTTACCATACATCGATGTTGACATTTCTTCAGAATTACTACCCTTCCCGTCGGCAGTAGCTCCTTTAATATTGCTAGTTTTAAATAGATTCCATCTATTCATTGCAGAGTTAACTGCAACTCCAGCATCAATTGTAGTACCGGGATCTGTAACCTTTTGCTTATCTCCAGTACCCGAAGTTTCCTGATCTACTACATATTTTGCAGCATCTCTTGCTACCTTTCCTTTATATAGTCCTCCTGAACCTGCAGAAATATTCTGCAGCGTTGTTTTACCACTATTTCCATTAGTAGTTGCGTCTGATGTAGGATTTCCTTTAGCACCATCAATAATATTAGGTGACGTAAATTCGTTTCCTGTAAAACTTTCTCGATATCTAAAGCTATCTCCATCCATCCCAACGAACTGTAGAGAAGAAGAAGCCTTACTAATAACATCATTTGCTATAGCCTTTATTGAGTCTTTTAGCGACATATATAGAATGTATTTTTCTTTATATATCCCTTAAATAATATAGGTACTATACCCATTCTCCCATGTCCATCTCTTTTGAACTGGGATTGTAGAACATATTATCGATCCAAGAAGGATCTGTTGGCATTCTTTCTCCTAAAAACTTTTTAAGAGATGCTATAAACTCTCCTTTAGAATTAAAAGCGAATTCTCCTTTTGCCTTTCGGTATGGATATCTTGTAGACATTTCATAGACCTCTTTTATTTTTTGTTCGATCATGAATGTTTGTAGATTATTAAAAAGATTATTTTGCTCATTAAGGGTCTTAACACAAAATACAGAATCTACAACTATTAAATACTTTTTCCAAGCTTCTCCATTAAATAACTCATCAGTAAGATGCTCTATATTTTTATAGTTTGTTCTTTTTGCATTTATTCGAGTCTCCCTGCCCTCAAAATCTCTAATAAATCTACCTCCAAATAGATTTTGTTTTAAAAAGTACATGTTATCGTAGAACTTTTTGATTCTAATTTGGTATTGTGGATTAATATCATCGAACTTAACATCATAAATAAGCCCCCTTACAGGGATCAAAACGTTAGGTTGCTGAGTAGTAGAAATAAGAGCTTGTACATATTCTCCTTTAGAAAAAAGTTTATGCTTAATCATTTTCAATAAATCTTACATTATCAAACTTGCTAAGTATATGGTTTTTAGGATAATCAGATCTATTTATAACTATTAAATCAAGCTGTACCTCATTAAAGATTGAGCTAATAAATTCTTTAAAGGTATCGATAGTTTCCGTGTCTAAGTTTTTAAATAGAAATGCAACGTTAACTTCTTCTTCTTCTTCAAACTTATTAGGAATGTTTCGGAATAATTTTTGAATGTATAGAGAGATAATAACATCGGATGGCGCGTTGTCTCCTGGGTCGCTTTTCAGTAGGCGGTTGAAAATTTCGCTATATGAAATTATAGCATTAAAATCTTCTTTCCTGCAATACTTATCAAAATGCGACTTAGTGTTACACCATACTCCTGCTATTTTTATTATCATTTATTTTAAGTAAGTCTCAAGAACTTTAATTTCGTTTTTTAAATCCTTGATTTTTTTTTTAATATTAGTAGGGTCTTGTTTTTGAATGCTACCCCACTCTTTACTAACAACAACCTTGTATTTATCAAGGTTGTTACCTGTCGCTATTCCTAGGTCAAGTGTTAAATCTGATAGAAAGCTTACTATGGAATCCTTGTTTTCGTCGTCTCTATCAAAATCATACACTATCCTAGAAAGATGTTCTTCTCCAGCTCCGTTAATTGAATCATCAAATATTATTTTAACAACCCCATTATCCGCGGGTTCTAGTGTAATACTAACCATATTATTTTCTATTAGCCTTAGAATCTTCAGCCTGTTTTTTAAGTCGTCTAGATTCTTTTTTATCAGATCTATATGTTTCTTTATTTTTAATCACACTAAGTGACCATGCTTCTTCTAGCATTTTAATTTCGTCAGCATTATAACCATAATCGCTCCAACTTTTTTTAGCTACTTCTAATTTTTCCTCAAGAATTTGCGCATTTTTAGCATCAATTTTATCAACATGTTGTTGATGTAACTTGCGGCCATTTTCCATGTTCTGCGCTCTTATCTGAGATTTTTGAAGGCTTAAAAAGCTCATTTTAGAAATCAATTTAAGAATTCCTCTTTCTTTTAGCATTTGTCTTCTTTGTCTTCTATTAAGAAGCATTGGCTGTTGTGTTTGTTCAATCATTTTTCGTAATATTTAGTAATGAAACTTTTAATTTGAGACCTTAGTTGGTCTTGCAAGTTATTTATCTGATTTTCTATAAGTAGTCCGATCTGCTCGTTTAGATCTTCAGTTTCTAAATCCATTTGATCTTGTAACATTTCATAAACTATAGGTGATGGTATATTAACAAAAACCTGCATCTCAGCTTGATTCTTCTTACTCATCTTTTTTAGCATCTCTATCATTACGTTAAACTCAGGTTCAGACTTTTTGTCTTGTACCTGCTGTGGATCTGGTTGAACTTTAACCGTAGTTTCATTAGTAACTGCACCAATTCCTAAAACATTACCGAATGATTCAGCTAGATTCTTAGCATCTTCTTCATCCCTTGCTTCCATTAAATATTCTTTAATAAGAGTTGGGTTAATTCTAGTCTTATCTTCAAAGTATAGCCATTTTTTATCTGGCTGCTCTTCTGAAACTCTAACTATAGTTCCAGCCTTTTCAGTTTTAGTCCAAACGTAAATTTTATGTACGTGTTTTACTTTTGTAGTCATTTTATTTCTTTTAATTGTTAGTATTTTAATTGTAGATTCAATTAGATTTATTAAAATCCCCATATTCTTTTAAAATAAATTGATCAATAAGCTCCATTGATTCAACAGAACCCATCGTGGCATCAGTTTTATAAAATCTATTTTTCCAATATCTTGTAAACTCTAACTCTCCGACCTCACTTAGTTGTTCTTTTAGTTTTTCTACTTCAGGTAGAATTATTTTATTAAATCCCATTATTTTATAATTTTAATACGTTCATTGAATGATGGTGGAAACAGTTCTGGTTTATTTATCAACGAAAGAAAGCATGCATCCAGGATATAAGTAACAGCCCAGTCATCTTTACTTCTAACACTCCTACCAACTCCCTGTTGAATAACGATAGAAGTTTTCCAATCGTACCAGCCAGGCATTGAATTCATTTTAGCCTTAATTAAAGGATCTCCAATATTTGGATACGGAACTTTAAAAAATACTTGAAACCTACTAATATCGTCCTTTAGATCAAGACCTTCTAGTAAAGAGGGTCCCATAAAAACTGCATCTTCTTTTTGTTTGAATAGTTCTAATAGATCTGACTTCTCTCTTGAGTTCTCGTAATCCATTAGCCTGTATGTGTGTTTACTATTGCTTTTAATGTAGTTAGTAAACTGGTAAGACCCTGTGTGAATGATACCACGCTGTCCTTTATGCTTATCAATAATCCTATCCAGTATTTTAACAACCTTTGGTAAACTAGCTTCTTTTTCCCTATAAGATAGCTTATGTTTGTTTATAAAAACAACAGGAGACTTATCATAATTAAATGCGTTATCCATTCTAATAATCTTTGCACTTTTAATTCCCATGACCCTAGCATAGTCTCTTGGGTTACCAATAGTAGCACTCATAAATACCTTAAACCCAGCTTGATTGTGCAGATAATTTTGAATCATTGTAGATTCTTTAGTACACATAAACTTAGCTTCTCCTTCTCGCTGGTCCCACACCATAGTGTCCATTCCAATTTCACTAATTAATTTAGTATAATCTTCAATCTTACAATGAACATCTTTAATTCTATCAAATCTACCAAAGGCAGTTTTCCAAGTTGGAGTGAGAGTCTTTTCATTATACGCGCCAAACATTTTTCTAGTCATTTTTTCGGCTGCGCTTTTTACTGCATTAAATTGCAATAAAACTTTTTCAAGTTCCTTTAATTTAGCAAATAATACCTTACGATCTTGTATTCTGATCAAATCAGATACTAAGTCACTTAGATATGCCTTACTAATATTAGGTGCTGGAAGACCCTGTCTAATTAAAAACTTAGATTGATTATTTAACAATTCAGGAATATTTTCGTCAATTTTTGGTGAAAAGTGATTCTGTACGATGTCATCTATTTTATGTGCTTCGTCAAAAATTGTAAACTTTCTCTTTTTAAACGGAATCTTTTTTTCAGACTCTGCCATTTTTGGAGCAACGTAGTTTCTTTGTAATAACCAAAATGCATAATTAAGAACAGTAATTGGAGAATCAATAGCCCGTAATCTTAATTGAATATAATCACATGTCTTTGCACAATCTAATTTAGCAATTGCTTGATCATACCCCATATTCCTCATGCGACATTCTCCTAATGAGAACTTAAGTCCATTTACATGACAGTCGTAATTATCGGCTCCTTTGACAGATGGCCATCGAAGTTTTAGTTTATAAATATCGGATTCATATTGGTCTTGTAATGATAGATCAGAAGTAATAAGGTATCCGTTGTTTCCCATTTCTTTTAGAATCCAAGAAACCCACATTCCTATAATAGACTTTCCAGTTCCAGTAGGAGCATCAAGTATTATTGTCTGTTCTGGATCTTCAACATATGCGTTTACTATTGCTTCTATAGTATCTCTTTGCCCTTTTCTAAAAGCAAAACCATCACCAAAAACTCCAGTCTTAATAGCATCTTCTATAATCTTTTTTATATTTCGTTCCAGCATATAACTTTTTCTACATCAATATTAGCTTGTGTTAATAATTCTATACCACCCATATCGCGGTAATCTTCTGAATAGTAGACTTTAGTTATTCCAGCCTGAATAATTAGCTTTGCGCAATCAAAGCAAGGGCATGTTGTTGTATAAAGCTCTGCTCCTCTACAGCTCATTGTTGATTTAGCAACTTTCATAATTGCATTAGACTCTGCATGTAAGACTTCTCTTTTTGTACTAGTAGTTTCTATAGTACAGCATCCATCTTCACATTCATATCCGTGTTCTTCTACTAAATCAAGTGCGGCGTCTGGATTTTCATAATATACAGTTTCTGTTTTAATTGTTTCACAAGTGTTGTCAAATCCATGTGGCATTCCATTATATCCAAATGAAATTAATTGTTGATCTTTAACAATAACGCAACCAACCTTACGCCTCTTAGCATAGCTAAGTTTGGCAAATTGATATGCGGTTTGCATGTATATTTTTTCTATTGCTATTCTGGGCATATTACATAAAAAAAGTCGTTCACAGTTTATATGAACGACTTTAAAAAAGTTTATTACTTTTAATTACATTGGGATGTTGTTGCCTTCGACACCATCACCGCTTGTAAAAGATTCTTTCATTTCATCAATTTTCTTAGAATAAGATTCTTTCATAGATTCACACATCGCTTCATAAGTCTCATTAGATATTTCAGAGTCACTTACTTTTTCATATGATTCTTTCATAGCGTTTGCTGCAACTGCCGCAACTAATGCAGCGTTTTCAGACATATATGACTCTACTGTGTGGTCTTCGTATTCATCTCCTTCATAAGAGCATGCTTCGTCAACTACTTGTTTATAACTATCAGCAATCATTTCGGAAACCGCCTTAACTACAGCTTCTTCATGAGAGGTCTCGTTTGCTTCTTCTTCTTCTTCAGCTTCTTCTTCAGCTTCTTCTTCAGCTTCTTCAGCAACAGGAACTTCTTCCTCTTTTTCATCGTCTAGATCTTTAGGTTCTCCTAGATCTACGATATCTTTTTCTATTTCTTCAGAACGATCTGCTTCTTGAACGTACTGCTCGAAAGATAAAATTCTTTTTGACATAATATTTGGTTTGTTTTTAAATGTTTAGTTATATATCTACTTAATCTTATATTATTTTTAGACTAAGCGCTGTAGTGCCTTTAATGATACGATGTATCACTCCTTTAGGTATTTCAATATCAACTCCAACGATCATATTTATTGGAAGTTCATTATCATATTGAAATCTCCAGTCTGAATCATTTAGTACTTTAACTAATCTATCTTCGTTATCCCAGTGCCATTTAAAAAGATGTTCTGGATATTTTTGATCAAAATGTCTTATAATATAACCATCAAATCTCTCCTCAGTGAAAGGTTTACGTTGGTCATTTATCATATCAATCATTTCTTTATGTGTTACCATGGTTGATCACTTTTAAGACCAAGCTGTTTGGCAAAAAATACACTTGAATAGCATGCCCAAAATCCAGCTTTATCCGGATCCATTTTCTTTTGAAGATCACATTGGTGCCTAGCCCAAAAACTTGCAGCTCTTGCTGGATCATCATTCTTAACAGTAGTTGAAGGATCTCCCCATTCAAGTTTTTTTGCAATTATATTTCCATCTTTGTCGGTTCTACCACTGTTTCTATAAACTATAAACTTAGCCTTACCTCCTCTATCAGGAGAATCTAGTTTAACGTTGATTTGGTTACCGCCTCTAGGTTTATAAATAGCTTTCTTTCCAACTTCTAGATTTTTAGCCATCCAGCCAGAAGGTCCTTTAAGAATAATATTGTCTTTCGCCCAATATTGTTTTACTTCTTCAAATAGTTCACCATATTTATCGCTACCGAGTCTAAAGAAAGAATTGGTTAAATCAAGGCCTTCGTCAATATGCGCCTTTAATTCAGGAGATATGTGATTCCAATCTTCAAATGTCTTTACAAATTTCATGTTCGTTATTTTTTATAGATTCTTTTTACAAAAGATTCAATATCCTTTTTATCGTATCCTAGTAGATTGCCAACATATCTTGCCTCATCAGGTGTAGAATCGCTTAGATATCCACCATGATCTGCCGCATAATCAGCAAGTTTTTGTGCCATTTTTTTATCAGTCTTATATAATACCCAAGCGTTTCCTTCCTTCTTATTCTTAACCTCAATTAATTTTAAGCCGTTCTCAATACCATGATTCATTGCCTTAATTTCTTTTTTATTATTAGGAGCATAAATAGGCTTATCCATTGTTGATATAAATACAAGTTCTCTCTTACCATCAATTACAGTCTGTACTCCATTTATAGTATCATGCGCTTCGGCTGCCCTAATGTTCTCGGTAATAGCTCCTTTCTGATTAAACATACTTAAATTAACTCTAAATACTTTACCGCTATCAATTGATTTTAGAGTAACTATAAAACCATCTGAATCAGTAACAGTACACCTACTTCCTAGATATAGAACTTCTTTTCCATTTTCTAAAGCGAAGAAAGTTTTCTTATCTATTTTTTGACCGTACTTCTTAACAAAATCCTCAAATAACTGTATGTGCTTCATATCCTTAATCGTTTTCTATAGTTGCGAGTTTTGTATAATATTTAGGATCCTCAAAAAGGTGATCTCTTGCTATTTCCATCGCTACTTTTTTATCATTAGTATGTTCCATCTCAACTACAATGCCTCTTTCATACTCAGCGTCTAGTCCTTCTAGATCTACTTTATGTTTTTTAGCAATATCCGCTAATGACATATCTCCAGATATTCCTCCTGGAATTACTTCCTCATTAATAAATTCTTCAAATAGTTTTATATGCTTCATTTTTTATTATATTTTATTTATTAGATCCTGTCTGTCTAATTGTTTATAAACTTCTTTACGAACCTTTTCCATCTTCTCAGCATACTTTGGATCGTCATTGCGATTAAATACAATTTGTTGAGTTAGTGAACCACTGATCTTCTTAACATCACCTTTACGAGTCTTAATTAACCATGCTGCTAAATCTTTAATTCCTAAGTCTTTAAATCTACCTTCAGCTTCAGGTGCATCTGACTTATTAAAGTCTGGAGCTCCTGCTGGTTTTTTCTCTGTAATGAATTGTTCGAATAATTTTATATGCTTCATATTAATCAGGGTATTTTACCATTGTATTTCTTGTTAGACTCTTATCAGTATTTTTTACAAATCCTAAATCTTTATAAAAACTAGCAAGTCTACTAATCGAAGTGGCTCCAAAATCTTTAGATGGTGTTAAAAATATAGGCTTGCCTTCTTTGTTTGCAAAATCTATAATTAACTTCATTACTTTAGTTCCGATGCCTTCTCCTCTTTTTTCTTTGGGTATTTCAATTCTAGATAATTCTAAATATCTTTCAGTATTATATAAGTCTAATACAACTCCAAATTCATCTTCTAAATGTTGGAGTGCCATTTCTTCATTTAAAAATTCCTCGAATAATTTAACCCTTTTCACGTTAATCTTCTTTTGATTTAAATGGTAGTTTTTTATCATGACCACCGTCTCTTACCTCCTTCGCAACATCAGCATCAGCGCCTCCCCAAGTTCCTTTACCTTTTTCTAAGAATGCATTTATTCTAGCGTAT